ACGGCCCGAACCCCGATGCGTTCTTCTGCCGGAACCGGCCGATATGCTCCACGCCCCGCAGCAACCCGGTCTTGCTGCCGGTCAGCGTCGTGACGCCAGTGTCGACGTATTGCACCCCGTCCAGCGAGTATTCGACACCGACCTCGGTGATCGTCTGGTTGCCGGTATACTCGGTGCCGGGGATCGCCCAGGAGAACCCGCCGGTAATGTCGGTGGTGAAATCCTGTTTCGCCGCGTCGGACCTGTCGTAGAGGTCAGGCGTTCCGGTCCATCCGAAACCGGAGATGTAGGACCGCCAGTCGGCAAAGGCCGTCTCGTAGCTGAAACTGGTCGGACTGGTGGTCGAGAAACTACGCGCAAGGTCAGGCCACGACCTGATCCGGTCGTAGATCTTCAACAGCGCGCTGCGCGGGTTGCTGCTGTCGTTGGGTCCGTCCAGAGCCGCCTGCGCTCCGGTTTCCCCGCTTGGCCCGTTCTGCAACAGGAACACGGGGAACGCCTCATAGATGTTCGGCACCAGCGCCTGCGTCGAATAGCGGGCAGAGGGCTGCGACCCGCGCTGCACCTCGATCCACCACGGCTTGCCTATGTCGTCGGCATAGAACGTCCGCTGGTAATGCGATTTCTGCCCATTGCTGGACGGAAACTGCACATACATGCCCTCGAGTTCCGACCCGTTCAGCGATGGGTGCATGAAAGCATTGCTCTCGGTCGCAACCGCGCGATCCAGCAGATCGCTGTCGCCAAGCAGGAAGGCGGCGGCGTAGTGCGGCTGGGCATGGATATGCCCCTGTCCGGCCCCCTTGATTCCCGGCCATCCCGCGCCCGTGACGGCGGCGTCGATATCCAGGCCATGCCGGATCAGCGCCAGGGCGATGGTCATGCGGTCAGTGTCGTTGCCCGCATAATGCCCGGCATAGAGCAACTGGCTGGTATATTGGGCGATGTTGCCGGAATAGTTCTCGGCCGAGGCCCAGCCCGCCGTCTGGATGCGGCGCAGGTTCTCGCCGGACCAGCCGTAGTAGGGCCATGCCTCCTCGTCCAGCGACATCACCTCCGCGACGGTCGGGAAGCCGCTCGGTTTCGACAGGTTGCGGAACGCCGTCAGGTCGATATCGGCGGAGTTGTAGATCGTGCCATCCGGGTCGGACGGACCGGGCGCAATCATGCCGTCGAAGCAGTCGCCAGGCGGCAGGAACATGATCGTCATCAACTGGTTCAGTTGCCGATAGGTCGAGGTATCGGTCCGCCGCGTCGATTTGACGATGCTGTCTCGCGCCCCCAAGGCGACGACAAAATCCGCTCCTGTCTTGCCCGGATCGACGTTGAGCGCCGGGTCGTAGGCAATCTTGCCGGTCCCGCTCACCGGGGCTGTTCCGATGATGGTATCCCATCCCTGCGCAGACGTGGCATTGTCGGTCGCTCGGGGACGCCGCATCGCGCCGTGCTTGTCGGCGGTGGACGGGGTGCTGAAACTGGTGAGCCGGATTTCCCGGTCGGTGACGACAATCGGTCGGCCCGTCGCATCGTAGCCCAGAAGAACGGAGGGCGAGAAATTGGCGGTGATGCCACGATAGGTGAGCGAGGATACCAGCGTCGTGGTGAACGAGGCAGCCGCCGCGACCGTGACTTGGAACGCGCTCGATGCCACGCCGCCCGAGTTGGTATAGCTGACGGTGATCGTCACCCCGGCCAGCAGCGAGGTCGTCGGGATGGTGACAACGCCGCTGCCGTCGATCGACGCACCTCCGCCCGAGACCGACCATGTGCCGCCAGTCGCGCCGGTGAAGTCCGTCGCCGCGTTGACGGTCTGGTCGCCGGTGCCCTGCGTGTAGGATTGATCCGCCAGCGCGCCAGCCGCGACAGCCTTGGCATAGCTGATCGCCAGCCCGTTCGAGGTCGCATAGGTGGTGCCGTTGTCGTCTGTCGCGGCCACCCGCACGGTCACGGTGGTGCCGTCATCCGCCGCCTGCGCGACATAGGTCGCGCCCGTCGCCCCGCTGATCGCCACGCCGTCGCGCAGCCACTGGCGCGCATAGCTGACGGTTCCGGTGCCGGTCGCCGTGCCGGTGCTGCCGGATAGCGTCTGGCCCACGGTCGGGGTGCCGGTGAGGACAGGTTGGACCGTGAAAACGGGACCGGCGGGGGCGGCGGGGCTCCGGCCGAATCTGGCGCTGTGGAATCTCGTTGCCGAAAACCGGGGGGATGAGTCGAACCGCGCCATCAGGTCAGATCTCGATCGTCGCGCGACCGGCGCCGAATCCGTTCATCATCACCAGCCAGAGACGCTCTCCGATCGCAAGCGTCGGAGATGCCGAGTCAGACTCTCCGGGCGCAATCGGGTTGGCATAACTCGGGTCGATCGTTGGGATCGTGTCGCTGGTCGTGATTGTCCACCCGACGAACCTGCGGCTTTGGATGTTGGGGTTCGAGATCTTCACCGGCGTTTCTGCCGCAGCGGTGTAGCGTGCCGCTGCGGTCCAAGCGGTCGTGGGGTCGTAAGCGGTAGCGGCCATGTCAGTGTTCCTTTTTCGGCTGCGCGGCGCGGGTAGCGGATTCAGCTTCGGTCAGAATTGTGTCTATCGCGCCGATCCGGCCATTGGCGCAGTCCAGCGCCTCGACCTGATCGGTCAGGATCAGCGCCACATCGGCCAGCGTCTCGTAGGGCCGTTCCGGCGCGACACATGGCTGGCGAAGTTCGGCGGGCACGTCAGGGACTACCATGCGGGTTTGCACCACCGGGGCCGCGCAGGATGCGGTCCAGAGCAGCGCGAAGCAGAGGGGGAATGGGCGCATTGTCGTCACTCCTGATGATCCATTCGCGGATGGCGTCATATTCGGCGGCGGCTGCCCGCAGCCTCTCGGCCTCTGCGCGGGCCACCCGTGCCGCTTCCGCCTTCTGCGCGGCCGTCCGCTCTGCAATGGCGACTTCGGCCTGTAGCGCCGCTACCGAGGCGCTGAGGCGGGCGTTGTTGGCCCTCATGGAGGCGACATAGGCCAGCCCGGCGAGAAGGATCGCCATGACGGCGGCAAGGGCACCAAGCCGCCACATCAGGACAGCCCCCAGATCAGCAGGAGCGCCCCGATGCAGGCCACGACAATGACCATATCTTCGATCATCCGGGCACCACCTCGTCGGGGTGCGGGCAGGCGCAGCCCATGCTTGCGGGCGACCACGGCGTATCGGGCTTGCCCTGCCACCAGCGGAACCGCTCGGCCAGCCTGCGGTCGTAGCCGTGCTTCGCGTAGCCGGGGCCGTTGTAGCCTCTGGCGAAACCCGCCCAATCGTGGCGCCGCAACTCGTCGTCCAGACCCGCAGCCTCGATGAAACGCACCATCGCATCCATCTGCGCGGTTTCGCTGTCCTTGAACGCCTCGACCATCGCAGAGGCGTTCTGGTATCCAGCCAGTTCGGCGTTGAAGCCCATGATCTGCCCGAGACCCCAGGAGCAGGAGCGCAGCGCAGCGTTCTCCTCGATACCCATGGCCGCCTCAAGGCGTGGGTAGCTGTCCTTCGGATATGGCTTGGCGCCCCATGACGCATAGGCAAGTCCTGCACGGGCGGCGGCCTCGCGGGCCGCACCGGGGCCAAGCTGGCGCCAGAAGATATGTGGCTCGAACAGCATGGCGGGACGGCCGGCACCGTCGAACCCCGAGGACCGCGCCTCCACGTCCATCACCGCATGGATTTCATCCTCGCCGACGCCGATCCGGTGTCCGATGCGCGGAATGTCGATGTCTGCCAGCCGTTCGGCCTTGCCCTGGAAGTCCATCAGTTCAGGCTCCCCTTCTTTTCCGCCGGCAGGATCATCAGCGCCACCCCGGCGCCAATCACGCAGGTCTGGCTGGCGTCGGGCGCCGTGACGGTGACGGACCACGATCCGGCTTCGCTGCCGTAGACCTCCATCAGCGCGCCATCCGGCGTCAGCCCGGCCACCCGCGGCGTCTCGCCGTAGCGATCGACCAGCACGCGCTGGATCACATCGCGCGGCGCGCAGACGGGTGCGGCGACGACCGGGGCGGCGAGAAAGATCAGGGCGAGGGCGATCTTCACTTGTCGGTCTCCCTCGGTTGGTGCGGTGGATAGAACGGAGCGGTGAACCAGTTGTATCGGTTGCGAAAGCGAAGCGGGATAGAGTGGTGCAGGGCCGCAAGCGCCGCCACCGCTGCGGCCAGCGTCAGCAGGTTGAAGCCGGCGTTGATCGACTGGCTGAGAATGTCGGGGCGAAACGGCTTCATCAGCATCGCGCTACCCATCGCCGGGCGCAGCACGTCCCACCAGGCCATGCGCGTCACAGACAATGCCGACAGCAACACGATGGACAGACGCATGTAGGCAATATCGTCCCAGATCCGCCAGCGCAGATAGGGCACAAAACCCCGCGCCACCAACAACATCGTGACAGAGGCGAGGATTCCGGAAATTCCGCTCAGAAAGTTCACGTCTTGTCCTCATGCTTCGGCAGCGCCGCGGCGAACAGCCTGTTGATTTCCGCCTCTCTGGCGATCGAGGCTTCCAGCTTCAGCCTCAGCAACTCGGCCTTCCGCCGCGTCTCTTCCAGCTCGGATCTGCGGGCCATCTCCTTCTGTGGCGCCGCGCGCCATTGACGCAGGGCTTCAAGCACGGTTGCGGCCCTCCACGACGGCGATGGCCCGTTCCAGTGTCCGGGTGATTTCAAGCGTTCTTTGCGCCTCGGCCTTGCCGTCCTCGATCCGGGCATCCTGCACGACATTGCTCCGTGACCAGAGCGCGCTGACGGCATAGAGCAGAACCCCGATGATGAGGCCGGGGAGTCCGTATGCAGAAAGGAGGCTGGGTATGTCGATCGTCACCGAACGCTGCTTTCCTGAAGCGCGCGTCCTGCACGATACCTCCGGTAGAAATAGCACAGAGACGGGCGGCGGCAAAGCCCCCTGTTTCAGCCGCCGCTGATGCGTGGCGCCGCCTCCCGTCGCAGACGCTCGTTCAGTTTCGGGTTCAACCGGACTCCGCCTTCGGTCTGGTCGCTGTAGCGCAGCCGCGAACGCATCGACTGGCGGATCGTGTCGCCGGTGATCGGATAGTCCGGGTTCGCGCGGTTGAAGGCGTCGATCGACTCCAGAACGCTCGACGGTAGCCCCTTGCCCCTCTTGATCGCGGCCGCCGCATCATTGAGAACCCGCTTCCGTGCGCCCATGATTTCGCCTTCGCGGTTCCGCAGCCTGGTGTTCTCCTCGTATCGCTCCGATACCTTTGCAGGCGTGAAACCGATCGCCTGCTTGATCGCATCAGTTGCGGAGAGGTTGTCGATCAACGGGTCGCCGCGATAGGTGGTGACGCCTTCGCGGAGATAGCGATAGGTCTTCATCCAGTCCCGCGCCGCCTTCGGCATCATCGCCTCGATGCCGCGAGCGACCTCGCCGTCGCCAATCATGCTCATGCCGCGCCAGCCGTTCTCGAACATGCCGGGGACCGCCCCGACCATCTGTTGCAGCCAGTAATTGTAGGCATCATCGCCTTCGAGGTTTCGATCTGATGATCGGAACCAAAGCTCCGGCATCCCGATGCGGGCAGTAAGATCGACCCCGAGAACCTGGCCGGGGACGCCGTTCAGAATGAGCCCAGCCACATAAGGGCCGAAGAGATTGACCAGCGCCGTCTTGATTTCGTCCTCAAGATCATCGGCGGTTCCGGCGCCCGGCAGGAGGCTTAGCAACCCCATGATGATTGCATAGCCCCAGACGCCGCGGACTCCGGCATGGAGCATCAGCATCGCCGTGATCCCGATCAGTTGCCCACGCGCTTCGCGGCGAAGCTGCGGGGTTTCTCCGGCGAATGCCTGGTGCGTGTCGCGGAACAGGCGCCACAGCATGTTCAACTGGAAGTTCCGGAAGACCAGCAGAACCTTTGCGGTGTCGTTTTGCATCAGGCGGGGCCTGGACGAGTTCTGGTAGTCAAAATGCGTCTTCCACGTCACGTCGCCAGCCTTGTCGATCGCGGCCTCGCCGGTGAACCCGTTGTCCTTTGCCATCCGGTAGGCGGCAAGGAAGGTGATCTCTCGGTTCGCCCTTTCGGTGTGATGGAACATGAAGGAGATCCCGGCCATCGCCTTCTTGCGGACCCCGACCCACTGATGGGCCGCCCGGTCGCTCAGGATGCGGCGCAGCATCGTGGAGTCGGGCTCGATGCCGGTTTCGCCGACGCCGGCCAGATCGTGCGCCTGGCTCTTGTCGATCGTGCCGCGCCGATAGGCTTCGGCCAGCGCAGCGCGCTCGTCCTCGGTCAGGCGCGACGAGCGTTCTGCGTGCGCCTTCCCGCGACCGAAGTCGCCGGCGGCCCGCATCAGTTCCCGGCTGGCGCGGGCCACGCCGCCCTTCTCGAAAGCCGACGACAGGATCGGGATCCCGACCACTGTAGTCTGCGTCAGGTTCACCATCGCCGCGGCGGGCGTGAACCCGAGATAGTAGATGAAGGCGGCGGAGGTGAACATCTGCGCTGTCGCGCTTCCGGTCGGGTTCATCGTGAACGCCTTGCGGCGCTCCATTTCCGACACGACTAGCATCGTCCGGTTGGGGTCGTCGGATGCGGCCGCCTCGCGCTTCGCGTCCTCCACCGCCTTGTCGAGGTCCATGGTGTATTTCAGGCGCGCGAGCTGGTGCGCGCCGTGGAACATCTGGTAGCCGAAGGCGCGGAAGGCGTCATCCGAATAGCCTGGCGTCCCCTTCCGGTGGATGCGGCTCTTGCGCACCGACATATCGGGCAGGGTATCGAGCCAGCGTTGCCAGATCGCGTCCATGATCTCCGGATCGGCGACGGTATCTCCGATCATTTCCTCGACATCGGCCACGAAGTTCGGGTCCACATGCTTCCGGGCGGTGAAATCGTCGTCCATCGTTCCGATCTGGACGGTCTGCCCGCGGATCGCGCGCATCTCTGCCGCGAAAGCCTGCTGCTTGGCTTCGCTCTCGAACTTGGAGAAGGAGATCACCTTCCCCTCTTCATCGCGCACGGTCACGACGTATTTTCCGAAGCGCATCAGGGGGAAATACGGCTCCTCCACCTTGTTCGTCTCGAAGATGCTGCGCAGGGATGCGAGTCGCGCCGCCTTGGCGACGTGCTGGCGACGCAGGGCGCCGTCGCGTTTCTTCCGCGCCTCCTTCTCGGCCTCGGTCCGCTCTGCGCCTTGCAGGCCCTCGTCGCGGATGCGCCGCATCTCGTCGTCATAAGCCTCTCGCGCCCGGTCGCTGGCGATTTCCATGGCCTTGCGCACATTGTCGAGGATGGTGCGTTCGAAGTCGGCGCCCATCTTCTTGTGCATGTCGCGAACTTCGCCGAACAGGCGCTGGAAGTCCGGAGACAGATCCCGGAACCTCGCTTGAAGACGGTCGTATTTCGCCCGGCGCCTCGGTTCTGCCATGAGTCGCCCGCGCGCCGCCTCCGCCCGCTCGTCGTCGCCGTGCGCAAGGCGCTCATCACCGTCCCGGACCGCGGACTTGTAAGGCTTGGACGGGTCCAGCCCGGCGATCGTGGCATCGTGCATGAGATCCATCATCGCGCGGTTTCCCGCACCGTCGCGGGACAGGTGCCCGCGCCAATCGGTCGCCAGACGGTCGGACGCTTCATGCCACTCCTGCCGTGTCGCGTCCATTTCCTCCTTGATGCGCAGGAATGTCAGCGCGCTCGGCATCTTCCGCCCGAGTTCGGTGAACAGTGGCCGGCCCGGAACCAGCGCAAGCAGATTGAAGCGCCCGCGCCCGCCCATCGCATCGGTCAACAGGTTCGAGAGGAACTTGCGTTCCTTGCGGTCGAACGCGGTCTCGGTGGTGGCTTCCGGTTCGGCGGACATGTCCACCATCGCGGCTTCCGCCAGGCTGATGAACTGCCCGCTGGCGTCGCGCGGCATGGCTCTGGCGGCGATATCGCCGCGCTCGATGCCGCGAAAGATCGCGGCTGTCGAAGTGAAGCCCCTGCCGCGCAGCGCATTTGCCAGCGCCATGAAGAAGGACCGGATACGGCCAAGGGCGGTTGACGCCAGGCCCGGCGAGACTTCCCCTGTCGCCCATTTGCGGTAGAGTTCGGCAACCAGTTCTTCGGTGCGCCCGATCTCGGGCAGGTTCGGGTAGCGGGCGTCAACGTCCTTGACTGCCGCCTTGTCGGCCCGCGCCGAGCGCACCAGCGCCCGCCATTCTTCCCTGGTGAAGAGGCCGTAGTCCCGCCCCCAGAGCGCGGCGTCGCGCAGCGCATGGATGATCTCGTGGCGCAACGTCGGAATCGGCCCCGCAACCGCGTCGGCCCGGATCTGGATGCGACCAGCGCCGCGGCTGTAGAGTCCACTGGCGCCGGCCCGCTCCGTCCCGGCCGCGTCGATGATCGCCCTCACGACGTCGGTCCGCACCGTTCCGGCGAGTCCGATGCGGCGCATCAGGCTGTCCACCTCGGCCGCGATGGCGGCAATGTCGGCATCAGGAATTTCCTCTGCCCCGTTGCCGAAGGAAGATACCTCATCTATATTCAGTGAGGCGGCGCGCGCGTCATCCTGCCTCGCACCGGCTTCTGATACCGGAGGGCTGGCATGGAAGAAGCGGGCGCCGTCGCTGGTGTCCCTGGATAGATCGTAGTGGAACTTGCCGTTCGGGGCCTCACGGACGGTGATGATCACGTCCTTGATGACCCCGGCGAGTTCGACAGCCGCCGAGAACCGATGCCACCTTGTCGTTTGGCCGTCTGCGCCCCGGTCTATCTCGGTTCCGATCAGATGCCCGCCCCTCACGATCTCGGCGAGGGCAGGCACGATCCGATAGAGATACTCACCCTTTCGACCGCCGATTTTCTTCGCGCCTCGACGGGAGAAGCGGATATCCCAGCCGGTTTCGGCATTGACCACGGATTTCCCGATGAGGTTGTCCGTATACCAGCCTTCCGCGGCGCGGCCGAGTTCCCGAATATCCGCCACAATCCCAAGCTCATCACCCGTCAGGGATGTGACGGGTGGGGGCCTCGGTTCCGACATCTCCGCTTCATCCCGCTCGTCGCCGGTCCGGAGCTTCGATCCTTCCTCGATCTGCGGCGGCTCGAAGGGGCGTTCCTGATAGAGCGGAACCCCCGTCTCGCTTCGGGCGTCGAGATACGGAACGTCTCCCGCTTCCGTGCTGACGAACCACCCATCCTTGGTCCAGCGATGTCCGGTCACGGCGCGGGGTTTTTTGTCAACGTGGATCACGCTGTCGATCGGAGCGCCCTGTCGCAACCACGACGGCGGCGCAACGGGATTATCCTTGAGATCCTGAAGCAGGGCTTCAACCTGAACCTTCTTCTTTTTCAGGGCTTCGGCTTGCTGGAACGGAGCGGCGGCGGCTTTCTCGATGCGGTCTGCACTGGCGCGGTCCTCTGCCAGTTGGGTGCGGGCCCTCTCCAGCCGATCCGCGATCTTGCGGAGCACCGCCTCTGCGGATGCGACGCTCGGCGCCCCCATGGTGTCATAATCGCCAACGCCATCGTATTTGACGCGGAAATCGACCAGGACCTGACCGTCTCGCATCAGGTTCGATCTCTTGATCTGGATCTGGAAGCCCTGCACCGATGCCGGGATATCCCGCCACTCTGTCGAGAGGCTGTGCCCCCCGCGCGCCACGATCGGCTGGACAAGCGCATCCATGGCTTTTGCCGCATCGTCGCGACTGTCGAATGTCTTTCCGTCGATGGTCGCGGTAAAGCCCTTTTCGCGCGCCATCGCGACTTCTTCTGTCGCTCGCTCCAGGTCGGCGACACTATCCTCGGTTCGCGGGATGGAATCGCGCAACTTCTTGACCTTGCGCCTGGCATCGGCGACGCCATCGACGTGCAGCCGTTCGCGCCGTTGCAGGCGCTCGATGTCCTTTTCCAACTTCTTGACCTGAAAGATGCGCGGATCGCCGGCCGCCTCGGACAGCGTTGCGGCCAGATCGTCGGCGCCCATACTGGTGGCGTCATCAGTGGCGTCGCCCTCGATCACCCTCACGCCATCCTCGGCTTTCAGGAATGCCTTGATGAAGCGGTCCTTGATGGTGAGAACCTGCCAGCGGCGGCCGTCCAGCCCTTCCGTCAGATAGCGATACTCCAGAACCGTGTTCCACTCGTTGCCCTGACGCTGGCCGCGTCCGTTGCGCTGCTCCAGATCGCCAGGCATCCAGGGCGCGTCGAGGTGGTGCATGGCCCGCAGGTATTTCTGCATGTTCACGCCGACGCCAAGAGTGGAGGTCAGGCCGATCACGACGCGGGTTTGCAGGTTGTTCATCTGCTCGGAAATCTTGGCGCGCTGTTCCTTCGACACATCCTTGTTGACAATGGCGATCTCAGCCTCGGGGATCCCGGCCGCCACCAGTTTTGCCACGATATCCTTGGCAAGGTTGAACTTCTCGACCTTCTCGCGGCTGACGACTTCACCGTCTTTCTTCTTCACCCTCGTTACCGAGTCCGAATAGCCCTCGTCCATGAAGATGACCTGAGTGGTGTGCTTGTCCTCATTGTAGATCTGGGTGACGTTGCGCACCGCGCGGTTGGCCTTGCTGGTCGGCGAGTCCTCGGCGTCGATCTCGTGGAGTCGGATATCGAGCCCGGCCCTGGACGGCACGGCATCGAACACGATCGGGGCATCAGGCCCACCGCGGCGCATGACGTCAATCTTATCCCTGCCCGACAGGACGCGAAACTGCCTGGCGAAGCGAATGGATTGATCGAGGATGCGGCGCTGATCCGGCTCCATGTCGGCGATGTCGTGGATCACCTCCTTGTAGGGGCGGCCTTCGGGGTTCTCCTGGCGCCCGTTGCGCAATTCGTCCCGGTCAGCCTTGGTGAGGTCGCTGTCGAGAAGCGTCTTGCCGCTCGACGCGCGCCGTGGCTGCATTTCCGGCATGTCGTCGGCGAACACGATGTCCATGTATTGCCCGGCCATCCGGCGCAGTTCGGGCACGTTCACGAAGGACGAAAGACGCTCGACACTCTGGTAATCGCCGGCCGAGGTCAGCTCGATGTCGGGCACGGAGGCGGCGAAGGTGTTGAAGAACCCGTCCCAGGCCGAGATGTTGCTCTGCTCCATCACGTCTTCCATCACATAGCGCATCTGATGGTAGATTTCGGTCAGGGTGTTGGTGATCGGAGTGCCAGTGAAGACGTGGACGCCGCGTCCGTTGTTCTGGCCGCGGATATAATCCGACAGGAATTTCAACTGGATCGAGCGCGCCGACGTGGCCTTGTTCAAGCCCTTCACGGTCATCCGCGTGGCGATCGAGGGCTTCTTGAACTCGTGGCTCTCGTCCACGATCAGCATGTCGATGCCAAGATCCTCGAATGGCACGGCACCGTCTTTCGATGCGCGCAGCGCGGCCTTCTGGATCGAGGCGATGATGTTCTCGCGCGCCTTGACCAGTTGCTTTGCGGTCGGGGATCGAACCTTCTTCATGGCGTCCGGATCGTCCATGTCCTCAAGGGTGAGGTCGGCTCCATCCTCTGCGGCGGCGGCAAGAGCTTCGGCTTCCAGCGCCTCGATTTCCTTTGCGGCCAGAGCCTCGAGGGTTTTCTGGCTCAACGCCATCCGGTCCAGCAGCGAGTGCGGGATGATGACCGCATCCCAATCGTCGGTGGCGATGCGGCGCATCTCGGCCTCGATTTCGCCGGGGGCCAGGTTGTCGATGTAGAGGAACTTCCCACCCGGATAGGTCTCCTGCATTTCGTTGGCGACAGCCTTGGAGTTGGCGTTATGCGCCACGACCAGCGGCTTTCTGGCCTTCCCGTAGCGGCGGCTCTCGACGGCGATGCCGGCCATGGTGATGGTCTTGCCGGTGCCGACCTCATGGGCATAGATGCCACGCCCGTTGAGGATGCCGCGCCAGATCGCATTGGCCTGGTGCCGGCGCAGGTTGAACTCCTGATCGCCGCGTTGCAGGGCCATGCCCTGAAAATCGAGGAACGACCCGTCGAATTGCGGGGTGGCGATGGCGTTCATCTGCTCGTTATAGGCCAGTTCAAGGTCGTGGCGCCGCTCGGGATCGGACCAGACCCATTCGGAGAAGTCCTCGCGCAGCTTGGCCGCCTTGGCGTTGGCTTCCTCGCTCGCCTTCTCGTCCTTGTGTTCCCCTTCGTTGTCCCGGTATTTCACGATGATGGTCTGGTTGTTCATCGCGTGGCTGATGAAGCTGCCGATGCGGACATCTGAGTGACCGACCGAGGACGCTTCCGGCTTGTGGTTGAGCGACGGGTCGAGGCGCGGCCGCCATGCGCCCGCTGACCAGCGCACTTCGCTGTTCTGCCTCTGGATCGGCGACATTCCGAGTTTCTCGGTCAGGAAGTCCATATAGACCTGATCGGGGATCCACATCGCGCCAAGTTTGGCCTCGATGTCGTAATAGGGCCGGAACGGCGGCAGGACTTTTTCCAGCGCCGAGATCGAAGCCGCCATATCCTCACCAGCCTCGGCAGCGGCCTTTGCCTCCCGCAACTTCTGCCGAACGTTCCCCGACAGGTAGGCATCGGCGACCTCATAGGCGCCACCGGGAGTGCGATAAATTGCCCCGGATCCGGCCAGATCCGCGATCACCTCTTCGGGCTTCGCCTTGGCAAGCGCTGCGACCCGTTCGAGGTCGAAGGCCACGGACTCGTTGCGCGCAATCACGAAGGCGTCACGGATGCTGGGGTTTTCCAGCGTCGAGGGCGCCCGAATGGTGGGCCGGGACAGGATTGCCGCAGGCGTGCCGTCTTTGGCCTCCAGCGCCTGAACCATCGGGGCGCCGGGGTCTTTGGCCCGAAGCAGGAGCGACAGCGCCAGCGAGTCGGCGATATTCCCGTGCGCCTTGCGGAAGGCATCGAAGGCTTTGCGTAGCGCCTTGCGCTTGGTGTCGGCATCCTCGGTGCCGGCCCGGTCGGCGTCGATGACCGCGCCCAACTTCTCGCGCATGTCGATGAAGGCGATGATCTCGGCCTCGCGCGCTGCGGTCTTCTTGGCGTCCTTCACCTTGTATTTCGCCACGTCCTCGAACCGGACCAGCCGCTCGCCTTGGACCTGGTAGAGAACACCCTTGACCTCGGTCACGCTGTTTTGCTGCGCGGTCGTGTGGTTTGAGATGAACCGCGGCTCCTTGCCCCGCTGGGTGGCGGTGTAGACCCCTTCCGGCAGCGTCGCCGGCAGCGCCTCCAGCCGCTCCAGGAGATCGGCCGGTCGATCCACGATCATGCTCGGGGCGCCATAGGTCGATCCGGTGCCGAAATTGAGGGTGCCGAGAACCTTATCCGGGTTGTCGGCATAGGTCTGGTTGACCGTCACCGGCGTTCCTGCCGGGGTGTCCACCTCTGCTGTCCGAACCCACGTAACCCCGGAAATGTCGAGGATCGGCTCTTGCCGCTTTTGCAGGATGATGATGTCGGTGACGACGCTGGTTCCGGCATATTTCTCGAACGCACCGCTTGGCAGGCGGAAGGTGGCGACAAGATCCGCGCGGCGGGCGAGTGCCGCCCGGATATTGGTGGCCTTCTTGTCCATGGTGAAGGCGGAGGTGATGCCGACCACGAGGCCGCCGGGCCGCACCTGGTCGAGCGCCTTGAGGAAGAAGTAGTCGTGCAGGCTCGGCTTCAGCTTCATGTAGCGCCGATCCGGCACCTCGATATTGGCGAAGGGCCAGTTGCCGATCACGAGATCGTAGAAGTTGTCAGGCGTCCGGCTGTCCTGATAGCCCATCACGGACACGGCAGCGCGCGGATAGAGCAGTTTCGCCATGCCGCCGGTCAGCGAGTCCAGTTCGATTCCGGTGAGCTGCGAATTGGCGGCCAGTTGCGCGGGCATCATGCCGAAGAAGTTGCCGATTCCCATGGAGGGCTCCAGCACCCTGCCACCCTTGAAGCCGAGTCGCTCGACCATGCCCCACATTGCCCTGACCGTCGGCGGGTCGGTATAATGCGCATTGATGATGCTGCGCTGGGCGTCTTCCCACTCGTCCTTGCCCAAGTGCTGACGCAGCCATTCGTTCTCGGATTTCCAGCCGTCCACGAACCGCGGCCGGGTCCAGGTTCCCTGAAAGAGTTGCTGCCCGAACGATCCCCAGCCGATATAGGATGCCATGGCATCCAGTTCCTGCGGGGTAGGCTCGCGGGCTTCGTCCCTGATGCTCTGATAGGCTTCGATGGCTTCACGGTTGCGCGCGAAGCGGCGCTTCGGCGTTCCGCCGACCAGAGCCTCGGGATCATCAATGCGGTAGTTCGAGCGCGCCGGCGATGCCGGTTCGTCGGGCTTTTGCGCTTCTAGTCCAGCATCATCTGGTCGCGGTAGGCTTCCGTCCGGGCTTCCGACGGCGGCATCCCCGCTTTGGTCATCCGCTTGGCCTGCTCCAGTATCCGATGGACCACGACGTGTGCCGTCGCCTCCAGTGCGCCGCGTTCCTTCATCACCCGGTAGAGTGTCGGGTTGTTGTTCTTCCAGGTCTCGATCGCCTCGGTTTCCATCCGGCTCCCCGGTTCCGAGATTTCCTTGTCGATCAGCGCCTGACTCTCGGCCTTCATTTCCTCGGCCATCTCGACCAGTTCTTGTCTGCGGCTCATCGGGTTCACCCTCGGTGGCTGGTGCGTCAGATATAGGTGCGTCTACCGGCTTTTCCAAACCTTCTTTCGCGGCTTTCCTGATGTCGCGGACATGCGCCAGCACGGCCTTGCTGTCGTCCATGTCGGAGACATCTTCATCCGCCAGTTCGAGGCCGTCGCGGGCCTCGTTGTAGCCGGCGCGCACCCACGGCTCGGCATCGACCTCGGTCAGGCCCATGTCGGCGGCGACGGCTTTCAGCACGTCGCGGAATTTGCGGAAGCCGGATTCGATGTAGATGCCGGCCAGTTCGATCGCATCGACCAGCAGCGCCGGGTCAACGCCGGTGTTCAACTGGTTCTTGAGCCGGTCGGCGATCCTGGCGCGCAGCAGAGCGGCCCGGTCCTGCTTGGCCTGCGACAGGTTGGACAGGGCGCCGCTCTTCTTCGGCGGCTCCGTGATCGGGATAATCGCCGGATTATCGGCATTTGTTGGGGGAGATGTTTGCGAAGAAGTGGGGACAGTGCCCGGATCTGTCTCCGCCTGTTCGGCCTCAACATCTGACGGCTTTTTGGTCGCGTCGGGCTCCGGCTTGGCCCCCATCGGGGTCATTCCGGCCATCGGCGGCACCTGGGGCGTCGGGCGGGTCGCGGGCTTCATTGCCAGTCTCAGAGCGCCTGCGATGGCATCCGCACGGGTCTTTCCAACAAAATCGTAGACGCCGTAGGGCTGGTCGCGCCTGATGACCGCCTTGTGCGGCTCTCCCGGAGTGAAGCCGTTGGCTCGGGCCTCTGGTCCGGTCGCGCGCTTGATATAGGTCAACTCGTATCCGCGAGGGATCTTCGGGTCTTCGGTCATGGGCTGCGGAGTCGGCTCTGGCTTTGCCGCCTCGGGCTGTGCCGCCCGGCGCTCGATCGCTTTCAGGATCATGTCAGTGATGTCGCCAGCGGCAATCTGCTTGTCCTGAACCCACTGGTTCATTTCGCCGCCGTAGGGCGAGTCGGTGTTCTTCCGAACACGCCAGTAGATGCGGACCGGGCTTTCCCCGCCCATGGACCGACCATCGGCATCCATGTGGATATAGACGCCGAACCCATCCGGGCCGTCGAGCGAAACGCTGACCTCACCAGACCCGGCGATGCCGCTGGCATTCCACGATACCGGGTTGATCGGCTTCGGTGTCTTGCCCCTTTGCGCCCGGCCGCCCGGAAGCGGCGCGGTGAACCCGGCATCTTTCAGGATCGCCGCAATGGCCCGGCCAAATCGGGTGGCGTCGCTCTTCCACTCGTTCTTGACCTTGGAATTTCGGCCATCATCCGAAGTCTCGTCGTCGTAGGCGTTGACCTCCAGCCCGGTCCAGTTTTTCAACTGGACGGCAGCCGAACCGGCCTTGGCCGGCTTTACCGCGGCGGGGGTCGGAACCCGCCCTTGAGCGTCGCCGCGCCCAGCATCTTCTCGGTCTGCCGTATCCGCCTCTTCACCACGCCGTCCGGTGCCGGTATCGCTTTCAGCCGGTTCAGCAGCGCCTTGATCTCCGACTTTGGCGACAGGCTGTCCGGTCCGTCGAAGCCATGGGGCAAGTATTTCTGCGACTCGCTCATTGATCTCTCCCTGATTGATGCCGGCGGCGTCGATTTCGGCCGCCATGTCATTGCCGGTGATCTCCAGCGCCCCGGCCTCGGCCATCGCCCTGGCAACAGCATGGCTGTGCAGGACGTTGGCGTCATCTATCTTGACGGCGCCATTGGTGATCTGGGCCTGAATGATGCCGACGACGGCGCCGTCGATCGTGTCAATAATTTCCCGAATGGCATCATAGGCGAAGATGCTCTTGGGCGCTCCCTCCATGAAGGTCGGGGTCGGGCTGTAGCCGCGCAGCGCCTTGTCCGCACCGATGATATGGACCGGTCGGAAACCGGAGGCCGCCGCCGCCAGGTCGCCCGGGCTCGGGCCCCTGTTGGAGGGGTGGTTGTGGATATTGTAGGAGATCATCTTGGTCTTGGCGTAATTGCTCAGCCAGTTCGGGAACCCGACATGGTTGACCGATCCCTCGGCCGCCACCAACAGTTTGCCCTCCCTGTCGAGAACGACCAGATGCTCCATGCCGGTGCGCTTGAATTGCCCATGCACCCACTCATTCGCCGTCCGCTGCCGGGTTGCGGCGTCATCCCCGGCGAGGCGCAGGGCGCGGATCAGCGCCAGGCCCTCGACCCCTTGGGTCATGTCGCGGAAGTCGATGACCGGCTTGGGATCCGGGTTGGCCTTCTCTTCCTTCTCGATGCGGGCGCGAATCGCGGCCTGTTCGGCGGTGTCGGGATCGGCTGCTGGCTTGTCATCGGAAATGATCGGCGTCGATTGAGTCCGATCCGTATCGGCGGCCTTCTTCTTGAACGGGAAGTCCAGATTCTGCGTCGCGGCCTTGTGCGGCCCCGCTGCCAGCCATGCCTTGAACCCGGCGATGTTGGTCGCGGTGAAAGAGCCGATCCGGTCATTGGCGCGGCCATCCGAGAACCCGCCGCGGTAGATGTCCAGCGCCGCATTGCGGCCCATCGCCCCGAGGATGACCTTGTGTTCATCGAAGGCGCCGGTGTCGGCATCGACCTGATTGACGATCAGCACGAAATCACTGTCGGCCATGTCGCCGAGATAGGCGTCGACGTGATCGCCGTCGGCCCCCTCGGTGCGCTTGATGTAGCCATAATCGGCCGGCATCGTGACCGACCATTCCTCGCCGTCCTTGTCCTTGCCGCGCCGCTCCTGGCCTTTCTCGGTCTCGATGGTGATGTCGAGGCCCTGAAAGCTGACGTGCTTCATGCGGTAGTTGCCGGCCTCGGCCTGCGCCGGGGTCGGCACAGCGGGAGACGCGGCGGTTTGCGTCGGTTCGCTCTGGTCGGTCGTTGCGGGATTTTCCTGAGATGCCGATTCGGTGTCCGCGTTGGTCCCGGAAATCGTGTCTTCGAGAGCCGAACGCATCCCGAGCCTGTTCATCGCCGCGCTCAGCACCGATGCGATGTTCTCCGGGTGCTCCTTCCATGTTCGCTGCGCGATCTTGCGGCCCACCGGGCTGGCATGGCCCTTGTTCACGCCGGAGCTCACCACCCATCCGGCTTCGACAACGATGGCTTCGCGTCGCGCTGGCGGGGTGGCGTTCCAGATCCGCGCGGCGTCCTTGTCCGGCAAGGCCGGGCTGCCGTCAGGCTTCGCGCCCGCCAGCGCGTAGCGTGGCGCCTCGATGGTGCCGACATTGGTGATCTCGCCCGCGCGATAGAGGCGGCCGTGCGCGTCAAGGAGCGCCCTGCGGGTGGCATCGCTCAGGTTTTCCCATCCGTGGGTCTGGCGCGCGTCTCTGGTGGCCTGCGGGCCTGCCGCGTCGAGGATCGCCGCCCGAACCTCGGGGCTGGCGTCGGTCCACCACGGCGCGCGCACCGGCAACGGCGCATCGGTCAGCTCGATGCCGACCGAAGTGGCCGCCTTGCGCCGCGCTTCCGCGTCATCTTCCGGGGTGATGATCTCGCCCGTCAGGGGTTCGCCTGCCGCGGGCTTCGCACCCACCTTGAGCGCCGCCCCGACCTTCTCCTTGTGCTTGCGGGAGAAGGTATACCCGCCCGCCTTCACATCGTGGGAAAACAGCACGCCGTCGACCACGGGCGGCTTGTCGCCGGTCCAGCCGCGCAGGATCGCCGCCTTGGTGCGGATATCCTCGATCGAAAGGGCATCCGGGGTCTCTGGCGCCGTCTCCGCGTCCGGTTTTGCCTTCTTGCGCACCGCGACAAAGCCGCCATTGACCGGCTTGATTTTGAAATCCGCCAAATCCTGATTGACGTGTCGCACAGCGGCCTTCGCCGCCGCCTCGGTCGCGAACGGCCGGTCATTTTCCTTGGCGATGTAAGGCGCGGATGCGTAGGTGGCGCGCACCCCGGACCCGTCCGGGTCGATGTTGTCGCGGTGCAGCAGCGTGCCATTCGTCCTTTCGCCATTGGCGTTGAACGTGGGCAGCATGGCCCGGTCGCCGTCCAGATCCGGCTTTCTCACGCGGTGTCTCTTGCCGTAGACATCCCGAACCGTCACCAGATCGGGCGTGACCGTCTTCTTCTCCGCAGTCTCCTGAGTCAGTGCGCGCGGTCCGGGGTCCATTGATGGAGGCGGATCCGGTTCAGGATCTCTGACAGCGGGCATTCCTTCGGCAGGACTTCCGGCGTCGGGGAGTCGAGCCACTGGCGCAGCGCGGTCGCTTCCCACGCCGTGATCACCCTGTCCCTCTGAAGCTCGTCCAGGTTCAACCACATCGCCTGTATCCTCCGTCTCTGGGTTCGGTGGCCTGGGTTCCGGACCCACGCCCATGGACGCGCCAATTCTGGCGACTGCCTCACGGGCTGCGTCTCGCTGGGCGATCAGATCGGCGGTCCATCCGTCGCGTTTGGCGATATCCTCGATCATGCGCAAGCGGCGGCGCACCACATCCTCGGGGACGTCCGGAGCGGGAGACACATCTACGGCCGGCGGAATTTCTTGCGGCGGCGGCACCTCTGCGGCCGGCGCGGGCGGCTGAAGGTCAGGCTGGGGCGCTTGAGCCATATCTGGCTGCGGCGGAGCCTCCGGATCGGCCGGCGCGTCTGTTTCCGGCAGCATCGGATCTAGCGCAAGTGCCTGCATCGACACTGCTCCCAGATCGAAAGCGTTGCGCGGAATCTCGACAACCTCTCCGTCCTCGTCGGCAATCAGGACCATGCGGCCCTTTTCGCCGACAAAGGTTCCGGTCATGTCGGGGACACGCTCGCCGGGAGGCGCGCTGTCGGAGGATTTCAGGATGACGCGCGACCCCGGCGCGATATCTCCGGCGGCCGGCGGCGGTGCGGCGCGGGCGGCATCCCGGAGCGGCGACGGCTCGGGCGCGAGGTCGGGCGCCGCTGGAACGGGTTGTTGACCGCCTGCCGCGGGAATGCCCCCATCCGGCTCCGGCTCCGGTGGTTCCTGGGGGGGTGCCGCGACAGGCGGCCGCCTGGACGGATCACCGGCATGACCCCGCCCAAGCGCCCCACCGACCGCGCCCGGACCGGCGCCGCCGATGGCGCCCAAGACGAAATCGCCGAACGTGCCGTCGGCGATGTTGATTTTCAGGCCAGTCGTGGCCTTGATGCCAAGGTTTGCGGAGACGGTTTCCGCCGCCTCCTGCAAGCCCTCCTCGGCGGCCGAGGCCACGCCGGAGGCAATGGCGCGGCGCATGATCCCACCGCCGACGGCCTTTCCGACCGTTCCCTTGACGATCGAGGCGGTGGCGTATCCGCCGAAGGCGCTCACCGGGGCCTGGAACAGCGTCCCGGCCTTGGCTGCCTCGCGGCGCACTCGGTCATAGGCATCGTCCGGGCTGGCGCCTTCCGCGACCAGACGCCTGAACATCGGCGATTGGTCGAGGGTGCCGTTCTTGTAAGCCTCATCGACCACTTGCCGCGCGGTCTGCGAGCCCTCGCCGCCGCCCATGGCGGCGCCGACTGCCGCCGCTCCGATACCGCCCGTGGCGATCCCGGCGAGAATGACGGGGATCAGGGATCCCAGCACATCGACGGCGTGATAGGTGTAGCCCTCCAACGATGCGTTCTCGCCGAGACTCCATGTCCGCGGGTCGTAGATCACCCCGTCAGGGGTGCTGCCCGCCATTGCCTGCCTGGCGCGGTCGGACAGACCTTCCCGGATGCTGTCCGATTTGTCTGCGGCGGCGTCGCCGACGAAGCGTCCGGCATCCTGCGCCCGATCAGCGGCCTCTCTGGCGCCCCGGTCTGCCCATTCCGCGGCTGTGGTGACGCCGAGTTCGTCGGCAACGTAGCCGCCGAAGTCCTTGACCCCGAGGGCATCGGCGGCCTTGCGGGCGGCATCGCCGATCCCACCGAGGATGGCGCGCTGGCTGTCCATGGCGGAGGCCGCCGCATTGGCAACACCTTCGGCGGCCATTCCGCCGCCGCGCACCAGAGAGGCGCCGAGAACCCGCCCGACATTGCCGACGAAACCCGGCTCCTTCGGCGCCAGATCGGGGTAATACTCCCGGCCGAGAGCGCGGGCGCGGTCCAGAAACTGTGCCGTCGCCGCCTCGTCGCCACCAAGGGTCGCGCCGACGACGCGCTCGATCGGTTCCCCGGCCCTGATCCTGCCGCCCCACTCTCCGGACACAGCCTCTACGACGCGGATGGCATCCTCTCCCGTCTTCGCCCCCGAGGCTTCCGCTGCCGCCAGCAGAATGTTGATCGGCACTCCGCTGGAGCGCGACGCGGCCTCGAACGCCGCGCGCGGGCTTTGCGGCGGCGTTTTCAGGGCGGTCATGCCCTCCAGGGTGGCATCCAGAGGGTTCTTGGCGAAGATGTTGTCGGCCACAGGGTCACTCTTTCGTCTGAGAGGGCAACGGGTCGGATCAGTTGTAGAAGGGCAGGCTGCCGCCCTGCGGGTTGGCGCCGACGCCGGATGCGGTGGCGGAAGGTGGTGTCGGCGTGGCGCCGCCACTATCAAGGAAGGCGATGGCCTGCGACACCTGTTCCTCCACTGGCAGTTGCGAGAAGTTGAGGTTCGACTTCGAGAGTTTTTCCATTGTGTCGAGGACCGCCTTCGCTCGTGTGGCGGGGAGACCCGCCTCCGCCAGTTTCTTGGTCACTTCAGCCCGCGCGGCCCTGCCCGCTTGGACATCGTTCCACCCTGTCTCGAATATCTTCTCCGGTGACAGCATCCAGAGTCCCTGCTCGTAGAGGTTATCGAGAGAATCGACCTTCTCCACGAATATTTCGCCGGTGCCGTCCTTCTTGTAGGTGATCTGGGCGCCGGTTACGCTGCCGCTCTTGTCGCGGATCAGGCCGGAGTCCTCTGCCACGACGGAGAACCCGTCATCGAAATAGCCGCGCCTGTTGTAGGCTTCGGCCAGATACTTGACGAACCCTTCGTCATCTCCGATCGCTGCGGCGTGAGCTGCCATCGACCAGCTCTTCATCCCCGCCTTCACCTGCTCGTCCTGGATGAAATCCCGGAACGCGACAGCCTTCTCGACCTGCCCGGTCTTCAGGTAGTGTTCGATGATCCTGGGCGCGCCCTTCTCGGCGTAGTAGGTCAGGAAGTCCTTGCCCGCCTTTTCGCGTTGCTTCTGCGTGGCCTTGACCGGCATCCCCTCTCCGATCACGCCCTTCTTCGCGGGGTGATCGCGCTTCGGCGCGGTCGCCTGCGCCGCATCGACCGATGTTGCCGGTGTTCCCTGCTCCGTCAACGGAACGCCGTCAGGCGCTGCCTGCGGCGGCGGCGGGGTCTGCGCGATGGGTTGCGGTGCAGCCGGATCGGACGGGGGCTGGGCGGCGGCCGGCGGCGCGCTGCTCACGGGGCCCGCAGGCGGCCCATCCACCACCGGCGGCGCGTCCACCGCGCCTTTCTCTCCAAACGGAACCCGGACGCCGCCCACGGTCGCTGGACGGGGACGCGGGATCGGCAGGTCGGGCCTGGTGATCCGCGCCTCCCGGCTTACCTTCTCCTCCGGAGCGGGACGCACAAACCCGGCATCCATCGCGGTATCTGGCGGCGGAGACGGCATCCCGGCAGGCACCACGGCCATTTGCGGCGGCGGGGCGCGCTGGTCGAGAACGGCGGCATCCGTGGCGCGCGGATCGCGCGGCGGGGCAATTCCGGCGGCGAGCGCGGCTCCGTTGAGTCGCTCTTCATGTGCGGCGAGGCGTGCCTCGACAGTCTTGCGCATGTTGGGTTCCATCGCGGAATCCTGCAACATGGCCTCCATCCTGTCGGCTTCCTGCGCCATCAGGACCGTCTGCGCGTCGAGTCCGTTGCCCTCGGCGAAGGCGGCACGGGGGCCAAGCCCGTCCGATGGTATGGGTCGCGGCGGTTGTGGCGCGGCGGGAGCCGCGTCCGGCGCATAGGTGGAAGGCCGGTCGCCGATGCGCTGCGGTCTGTGGGCCATCTCCTGCGACGGGGCAACGCTCTTTCTGCCTCCAGTTGCCTCTGCCACCTGGTCGGCGGCGCCGCGCAGCGTCCGGTCGAACTCGGCCAGCCGTGCAATCGCGCTGGCGCGCTCGGTCTCGCTGAGCGGCTGCCCGGTATCGGTGCTGACTCCGCGCTCAAGCCACGCCTGCAAGGCGTCAAATTCGCGGGCTTTGGCGATATAGGGCTGCGGAAGACCACTCGACTCCGCGAAGACCACACGCCCGGTCTTTCCGTCCGGCGGCGGCACGTTGGGCGCCGGATCGAGATAGGGCGGGTGCAGCGCCTTCCCTCCCTGTCGCGGGATCGGCATATCGGGCATGGCCGGCATTTGCGGCGCGTCCGGCCCGGACGCGAGAGAGGCGCCGATCGACGGGGCATCGCTGACAATGGCCGGCGGCTTCTGCGGCCTCGGAGGGGCAACGTCGCCATAAGCAGGCGCAGACCGCCCTGCGGTGATCTCGCGCACCGATTGCGGGCTCGTGCTCTCGCCGGCAGGCGTGTCCGGCGCGACATTGGGGTCAGGGGCGCCGGGCCCGGCCTCTGTGCCCGCATCGCCCTCGGATGCCGCCTTGGCGTCCCCGTAGGCTTCGGCAAACGCCTTTCGCTCTTCCTCGGCGTCTTTCTCGGCCTGTTCGCGGGCGCGTTTCTGGGCGGAGAGGGTATCGACGCGGAATTTCTGCTCATCCCGGCGCCACCCGAACTCTTCGGCGCGTCGGTTTTCCTCGATCTCCGCAAGTTCACGCTGACGCTTGCGGGCATCTCTGCCTTCGCGCCAATCCCGCCCGGCGAAGAACCCGGACACCGCTCCATCGAAGAAACTCACGGCTGCTGGCCTCCGCTGTAATTCTGGAACCACGGCCATTTCTCGGTTGGCTGCGGCTTGTAGTAGGTGTTGTAGACCTTTTCGGCATAGGCCGCCCGGCGATCGTTGTGCGGCAGACCGGGGCGCCAGAAATTGTCCGAGGCATAGACGGCGGCCTCGCGCGGGGTGCGCGCATCCAGGATACCACCCCATGCGCCCTTCTCAGAGGTTCGTCCTTCATGCAGAAGAAAATCGAGTTGCGTGTCGTAATCGGTCGGGCTGGTGCCGCGCGCTGCGGCAAAGCCGAGATAGGCCCTCTTTCTGGGGCCGTTCCACTGCGCGGCGCCGAAGGCATTGCCGCTGTCACCGACTGCGGCCGGATTGATGTCCGTTCCGCTCTCCTGCATCATATTGCCCACCAGACCGGCAGCGGCAGCCGGGGGGACACCATTCTTGACGAAGTAGTTGTAGGCATACCCGGCGCGGTCGCCGATCTTTCCGTCATAGGTGTAGGACGTGGCGCTGGAATGAGCGCCGCCGCCACCGGATCCGGCGTTCATCGCGACAGCCTGATCGGCACCGCCCCAGACCGGCCGATTGGCCATCTGCTCCGCGATGTCGAGTTGCCGCTTGCGCTCAGCTTCCGAGGTCTTCTTTTCCTTGGCGTCGGCGACACCGCCGATCATGCCTTCGAGAAAACTCGCGGCCATCACGCAGACCTCCGCTTGAGCGCCGACACCTCGTCGGCGAGTTCCTTCACTCCAGCCATCGTGATGCCGATGGAGTCGATCAAGTCGATGGTCTTGCCATCGCCCCGCCCGGTCGCTTTCTGGAAGTCCTCGGCATAGGGGCCGATATGGCGCTTGCCGTCTCCGGCACCCGGCTTGTAGGTCCACGCCTCGACAGGCATATCCTTGAGCGCCTTGAGCGCCCCCCTGACTTTCGTCTTGTCCGTCTTCGCCTCTTTCGAGGACAGGATGAAGGCGCCGCCAAGTTGCCCGAGGGCACTTCCGATGCCGCCCAGCATCGCGTTGCGCTGCTGCCAGCTTTCCAACTGCTGCTGGTATTGAGTGTTGAGCAGATTGCCCATCTGCTGCTGGCCGCCAATGGCGCCATTGAACCCGGCCGATGTGGCGCCGTTGGAAATCTGCATCGAGGTCGCAGGGTTGACGGCCAGTCCGTTGCCCATGTTGATCGCGGCGGCCTGCTTGGCATCCCCTATCGCCTCGACCTGGCGGCGGGCGCTGTTCGCCGCACCCGCCGCGCCAAGCGTCTCTGCGGTGGCGCTGCGGCGGGCTTCGGCGGCATAGGCTCCGGACCTCGGATCAACCCCCATCGAGGCAAGGTTGCGCGCGGACGACTGTCGGGCAATCTCGGCCTGCTGCCGCACGTCCCCGACGGCGGCAGACGCCGCCGCGGACTGCCGCTCCGGCGTGTTGTAGGACGCCGCGTCGGCGATGAACTGGTCTTGCAGCGGCTGGAAAACCGTCTGGAACCGGCTGCGGTCTTCCTCCGCCCACCGGTTCGTGACATCGGCCTGCCCGCGCATGAAATCGAGATATTCGGTCCCGAGCCGCGCGGACTCCAGGGCGGCCTCACCGATCCTCGGGTCAGCGGGCGGCGGGGATTTCTTGCCCATGTGGAGTAACCTCGTGTTCGATCCACGGGCACTCCTGCGCCAACATCCGCATCAGTATACCATCGCTGCCGTCATTTGCACCAGACTTGAGTGTCCCCTCCATGCGGAACCCCAGCTTGAGGGCCATGATCGTTGTCTTGATGTCGCGCTCGGCGATGACGGCGTTGATCCGGCCCGCCTGGAGCGTGTCGAAGGCATAGGTGAAGATGGACCTCAGAACGGCCTCCGTCGCCCATGCGCGGCTGCCGTCGCTGGCGATGTGCATGGCGAGGGTGTGCCCGTAGCGGGCATTGATGACGACGACCGCGCGGATGCGGCCGCCTGTCGGGTCGATCACGCCCAAGGCCACGCTCTCTTTCGGCCACTCATGGGTATCGCACCGGGGCGCCGCCCATGCGAGAAGTCTCTCCTGCAACTTGAAGGTGACGATCATGTGACGGCCTCCGTCAGCGGGTATGGTGGATGTTGCTGGCGACGACCGCAGCATAGAGCGCCGCGACACCGCAAGTCATCCAGAAAGTGACGGGGTTGGTTTGGTCGCGCAGCAGCCAGATCGCACCGGTGCTGACCGCCAGTTTCAGGGCAATCCAGACCCGGCCGTGCCGCATCGCCCATGCGAGGATCGGGTTGGCCTCCCGCAGGCTCGGGCTGCGCAGGGCGCGGATCGTGGTGATCGTGTCGAGGATCACCAGGACGACGAGGACGAGCAGGGGCAGATGATCGAAAGTCATGCGGTTCTCCTACGGCCAGTGGCTGTCATCTGTGAAGTCTTCGGGGATCGGATTGGCGTCCTTGAGCGCCCAGGAAGCGGCGTAGATCGCAGTCACGACCATCTTGCCCTTGCGCACCAGTTCCGCAATCTGTGCGGGAGTGAGCTGGTGCATGACGTTCAGCGCGTCGCGGAAGGGAATGACGGCTCCGGTGATCCCGGCCGCGATCAGCTCCATCGCCGTGGCACCCAGGGCCAAAAGGTTGATCTGGTCCGTTGGACCGCCTTGCACCGGGATCGAGCCATAACCGGACACGTCGATGTCGGCGCCCATGAGAACGCGCCGATCGCGCTCGGCGTTGATCTCGCGCTTCAGTTCGTTCGCCAGATTCGCAGCGGCCTGCTCCGGCGTCGGCGGTGGCGCAGGCGTCATCTGATCCGGAGACGCAGCCACCAGCGCCACGGCGTCATCCCAGCCCGGAGACCCCGCCCAGACCGTCGAGACGGTCATCGCACCGCCCGTATCGTTCACGATGCTGATGCCATCTCCGTTCAGAATGTAGGACGCGCGCTGTGCCATCAGGTGATCTCGTAGATTTTCCAGGTGATTTCGCAGCCCGTGACGTTGCTCACGAGATGACTGTAGAAGTCGATCCGCAGTCTGAGCGTCTGCGGCACGTTCCAGCGGGTCAGCGGCAGAACCGTGGCGACCCAGCCCCAGTAGATATCTTCCGTTCCGCCAACTCTGAAAACAGTCCCGGCCGTCATTGCGACGTTGCAGACATAGGTCTTGTTGGTCCCAGCCCATGCAGAGATCGGGACGGACGTTGTATCGACCCAGATGCTTTTGCCGATCGTGCCCCATCCATCACTGGTGGGAAGGCCGGACCCGGAGGAGGTTGGTGTAAAGTCGCCGACCGTGATCGTGCCGCTGTCGAGAACAAGAGGTCGGATGATGGTCGGATTTCGGATGATCGCCGTGTTGAACTCGGCATCGCCGGCGGATTTGATCTGCCATCCCGTCGATCCGGGCGTAAACGGCGACGATTGCAGCGTTCCGCCGAACGCCGCCATTCCCTGCACCGACAGGGCGCCGGTTGCCATCTGCGCGGCATCCACGGTGCCGGTCTTGATGATCGATCCGTCGATGACCGTGCGGCCGTAATTCGTGATCAGATCGACGCCGCCGCGATAGGTCGCCAGCACGATGCGCGTGTCCAGCATCGCGCTGGCAAGCGTCGTGGTGCTGCCGATGGTCGTGGTGCCCTTCTCCCAGTAGAGATAGAGCGTGCCACTGGTCCAGGTCGCGTTCGAGGCGGTGATCGTCGCGGTCGTCGCGGTGCCGGCGTCGTTGATGTATTGGATGGTGCCGCCGGTCCAGGATACCTTGTTGGCAGTCGGGCTGTTGTGCTCGAACTGGACGCCCGAGATCGAGATGCCCCGCATGCCGATCACGGCGGAATTGGCGGCGATGGTGTTGGCCGAGATGTTGCCGCCGTCGATCTTCGTCAGATCCCCGCCCTTGCGCCAGTCGGCAAGAGTGGTGCCGCCGGAAATGACGATCTTGCCGGGGTCGATCTGTGTCGAAGCGGCGTTGATCCGCGCCGCGGGATCGGCCGCCCGGCCCTGGATGGTCGAGAGCGCATCGCCATTCACCGTGAGCGAGCTGGTCAGCGCCGTTCCCGCGACCAGCTTGGCCGCCGACAGGTTGGCGATCTTGGCGTCGGTGATGATCGCGTTCTTGATCTGCGCGGTCAGGGTGAGAAGCTCACCCGTCGTCAGATGATTGGCTTGAATCTCGCCATCCACGAGCAGTTGTCCGAGGCCGGCCCGGCGAATCCGAACGTAGTCGATCTGCACATCGACAGGAGAGGTCGTATCGAATGTGGGCAGTGACCATGACGCGAAGCAGGCGCCGGCGGGCGGCGTGACCTGGCCGGCATAGGGGGTGAAACTGGTAGGAAGGGAGGCGATGACGTCAATCACAACCGACGACAGAACCGCGCCCGCGGAGTCGTGGAAGATGATGCGCGGCTGAAGGTTCGGCCCGGTCCCCGAACTGCTGGCCCGCATGCGGATTTCAAGCGCGAGCTTCTGCGTATCGCTCACCGGAGTCTTGTAAAGAGAATGTTGCCGAACGTCGGCGGCTATTCCGGCCCCAGCTCGCTGCCATCTCAGCACGGTGCCGGAACTGGCCGTCGTCACCGCAAGGAACGACGCCGAAGTGCCACCTCCGGCAGCAATCAGGCTGCTGTCCTGCTGCGAGAACGTTCCGTCCGGCACCAGGTTTTCCGGATCGGTGACGGCGATCAGCGACGAGACGATCGCCCGTGGTGCGATCGCGGCACTCGGGACAATACCGACCGCTGCGGAAAGAGCGTCCGCCAGCGCGACAGGATCGACACCAGCACTTGTCGCCGTCGTGCCTTGCACGCGCGTAGACCAAGCCGATTTGTTTCCGGATGTATCGACGGCTCGGATCCAGTAATGCCGGGTCGCGCTGTCGGGCAGGCCGCTGCGCGCCATCTGGTCGGCTGTCGCCGAGAAGGTCGCGACGGTTCCCGTCGTCGGGGCCGGTGTCGAGGTCGCCGCCTCGTAGATTTCGTAGTGATGCAGATCCGGCTCGGCGTTGCGGTTCCATTTCAGCCAGAGAAGCTGAAATCCGCTCGTGATCGCGAGTCCGGTCGGAACGGCCGGCGGCTCATCGTCGGCGACCACCGTTCCCGTGGCGGCTGTTGTGGGTCCGGACACGTTTCCGGCCACATCGACAGCAAAGACGCGGATGGAATAGGTCTGGCCGGGCTGGCAGTTGATGCCGAATTGGGGACCGGCGACAACCCAAGGAATCATGTTCCCGCCGTCGAACCCGATCTCCGCGACATAGTAGCCGATATCCGGTTCTGGCGCGGCATCCCATGATGCCTCCAGCCGCGCGACGCCATCGGTCAGGATGAAGGTATTGACCAGGAGATTGGTCGGGGTGGCCGGCGGGTCGGTATTGATCCCCGGTATGTCGCCGATGATCCCTCCGATATCCGGAGAGGGGGCCCGAGGGTTCTCGATGATGCCGCGCCCCGCGAGCCGGTCGATCGCCGCGATGGTATTGGTGACGCGATCCAGAAGGAGATTGAACTCGCGGAGACGGACAGCCCTGTCGCCTTCGGCGCCGCGCGACCCGGCGAGGATTTCGACAGTCTCGCGGATCCGCCTGGCGTCGATATCGGTCCCGTCCGATGTGGCTCCCGGCGCTGAAAAGACGCTCCGCTGTCGCATCAGCCCGTCCCCAGCCCCTCGATCGTTCCGGCCATGGCGAACCCGACGACAGGGGTGTTGGTGATGATCTCCACGATCCAGCGTTCAGCGAGGTTCTGACCCGGCATCCGCACCGGCCGGTTGGCCTCCGTGATGGTCGCGACGAGGGTTTCATTGGCGAACACGCGACAGGCCAGCGACAGAACCGGCGCAGCGTCGGCCGCCGGAACGCCGATCGCAGCGGCCCCGAGGGGCGGGTCAATGTCGATCTGCGCTGCGCCGAAACTCTCCGGAGAGACAAGGTTGAAGACCTTCGATCGCCATGTCGCGGTGCGGACGGCGGCAGCGACATCGTTCCATCGGTTGACCACGCGAAGGCCGGTCAGGATGTAGACTTCGGCGTCCGTCTGGTCGTAGATCATCTGCCCGGCCACATCCGACGTGCGGGTGAAGAATGGCGCCTCCATCGTCAGGTCGATGATGCCCATGGCGCGGCTGGCGCCGACCTGGTGTGAGAACACGTATCGGCCTTCTGATTGCGCGGCGGCGAAGCTGGAGGGGTTCATCGACCGCCATTGCTTGCGGGTGAACAATCCCGCGGTCGCGATCTGCGCGCCTTGCGGAGAAATCGTCACCAGACCGTCATTCGAGGGATAGGCGGCGGCATAGCCCAGATCCACGACACCTCGGGCCGAGACGCAAGGGAGCCCGGACTCCATCTTCTCGATGACGAAATCTGCCGGGCTGCGGCCCTGCCCCATGTAAGGGGTGCCCTTGGTCAGGATCGCCACGCTGGAGCCGAACGCCACCAGTGCCACGATCTCGTAATCGACGGTGCGGCGATACTTCGTCGGCCAGGCATGGGGCCGGTAGGGCTCGGCGAACATCAGTTCCTTGCCGCGAAACCCGGCCATTCCGCCGTTGGGGAGCGCGATGATCCCGGTCAGCCCGTTGGCTGGCTCGTCGTATTCGGCCGTCGGAAGAACATTCTGGATCGGAGCGAGGTCGAGGTCGTGATCATAGGTCAGGGTCGCGGCCGGGAGTTCGGCCACGAAATAGAAGTCCGTCACGCCACTGGCGCTGGTCTGCGAGCGATAGATGCGGCGGAGCGTGATGTTGCGTCCGGCAGGGGCCGCATCCATCGCGGTCAGGCGAACGGTCAGTCCGGGGGACCAGTCGATGAGGTAGGAGGTCGGGGACGGCGCCGATTCCTCGGCAAATCCCGTGACCCATGTGTAGACGTAGGTGACGGACTCGATCAGGTCGGGGTTCAGCGTCCCGAGGGTTTCGGTCGTGGCCGGGTTGAGCGGCGGCGGCAGCGCAAGGTCGTAGGTGGTGGCCCCGACCTTCATCTTGGGCTTCACGCCGTCGGCGATGTAGAGCCGATCCGCGGCGACCGGGCCGGGCACGGCATAGGTGTCGGCCGCAAAGCCGATCCATGACCCACCGAACTGGACGAATGAGGCCATGTCCGACCCGAAGGTATGGACGGCGGTTGTCCCCCGGATCGGCTTGATGGTTCCGTCTTCCAGGATCGCGTCGATGCACTCGATCGCGGCGGACGGGTCGAGCAATCTCGGGGTGATGTGCGGGAACTGGCCCTTGAAGCCGGAGAGGCGGATTGCCATGGGTCGCTCTCCCTCAATAGGTTTGCAGCTTCACCCTGGGCCGGGCGCGATGCTGGCCGCGCAGGCTGACGCTGAAATGGGTCGTGGCGGAGTCGTGGAACCGGGCCGCATGAACGGCGGCAAGTTGCGGGTTGGTCCAGTCCTTTCCCGGCATGGACATCAGCCGGGCGATGGCGCCGGCGGCGATAGCCTCCGCGTGTTGCAGGTAGAGGAAATCCGGAACCACGTCGTAGAGATCGACCATGTTGCCGTCGGCATCCGCGGCGAAGGATGATCCGTTCACCGGCATCAGGAACAGGGTGAGAGCGAGCGTCCCGTCGGCGGCGGGTATGACGCGGACGGTGTTGGACTCGGCCTGCGTGACATATTGCGGCACCGATCCGGCGGCAGCGGTTGCCGACGGCTCATCCACGTCGGAGAACTGGATCGGGCGAAGATAAGTTTCGTTGTTCCAGAGCGCGGTCTCGAACTCGTGGATCGCGGCATAGGCGGGGGCGACAACCGCTTCGGTGGCCGCATCAAACAGCACCGAGACGACGTGGCGCCAGCAGCGGGTGCGCTTGCAGAACTCGATGGCCGAGAGTCTCAGGTTGAACGTCGCCATGAACTGCGGGACGCCGGGGACGTGCGGCAGCACCAGCGGAAGGAACTTCGACAGGGCGACGGTCGCGGCCATGGATCAGCCTCCTGAACGCTTTGTGGCGTTGACGTTGGCCTGCGCCTCGATCTGCTGCTTCAGACCGAGGGCAGATGCGAACAACTGGTAGTGGGCCTGCGCCTTCTGTCCGGCGCCCGCCAGGGTGGTTTCCTTCGACAGCGCACGGAACATCACATAATCGGCCAGCGGCCCTTCGTAGATGTCGGAGAGCGGCAGGACGGCGGTATAGGATGCCAGCACTGTCGGGCTGGCCGGAACGGGAATCGCGGCGGGGATTTCAGCGGCCACGGCCTCGATCAGCCCGGTCCCGTCGTTGGGTGGAAAGGTGTAGAAGACCAGCGGGTCGGCCTCGTCCGCGATGATGTGCATGACGCTCTTTGCCATCGGCACCTCTCCGACATCGTGCCAGTCGAGGAATTGCGCGTCGAGGTCGGCGCGGCGGGCGGGCTGGATGGCGCGACCGGCGATGCGAGGCGTGACGCCGACGCCAGACGTGATGTTGCGGATTCCGCGGATGACGGCCGAATAGCCCGTCGGCACCACCTGGTAGGTTCCGGCGGCAAGCGGGATCAGAACGGTTTTCGAGAAGGATGTCGGCTTCTGAAGCGCGATCTCCTGAATGCCTGAGTTGAGATAGCCGAGAAGTTCGGTCAGCGGCCAGCGCGTTCCCGCCTGGTCTTGCAGAGCGGTCTGGGCGCGACCGAGGATCAGGCCAGCGGTCAGCGCCATGTCGTTCAGTCCTCCTTGGTCAGATGGCCGATGATGGTTTCGCGCTTCATGCGGTTGTGCGGCGGCTTGTCGAACCGCGCCTCATATGCCTCGGCGAGTTCCTCGTCGGTCAGCGCGGCATAGTCCGGTGCCGCGCTGACCTCCTCGCCCTGGCTTGCATCGGATTGCTCATCGGCGGCAGGGTCGTCCGACGCTGGCGGGTCATCTTCCGCGCCGGACTTCGCTTCTCCCTGCACGGGTGCAATATCGGGGCTGTCGGCCGCATGGCCCTCGATCGTGGGCTGGCTCTGCTGTTCAGCATTGGCGGCCCCGACGATTCCAGTCTTGATCGACGGCGCAGATGCCACTCCGCCCGGCTGCAGCCCGAGGAACAGCGCCGGGTCGATGGTCAGGTCGCGCGGCGGCTGGACATTGGCCGGAGGCGGCGCCTCCTCGACCGGGGCGCCGGTGGCGGCCGGACCATAGGGAACGTATGCTTCGACCATCAGAAGCCGCTTGATGTGGTCCGGGTGCGTCACGTCGCAGACATGGGCGCCGTCAGGAAGGGGGATGAAGGTGTAAACCGCGTCCCCGATCGAAACGACGGTGCCCTTGGTGCGGCGGCGGAGACATTCGATCAACATGGGTGGGTGTTCTCTGTTCTGGTGGGGTCAGTCCAGCCCGGCATCTGGATGGGGGAGGACATCCGCCGGGCTGGTCCCCCGCTCACCCGTTGGAAGACGGGCGGGCGGGGCGTCGCCGTCCGCTGACAATGGATCAGACGGCGACGTATTCCATCGCGGCGGAGATCCCGAGAACCCCGGCCGAAACGTTGGCGGAGAGCGTGATGCCGACGCCGCGATGCTTGGTCTGGTCTGCCGCAATCAGGTCCAGCAGCGGTTTCGTCGCCTCGACCACCGCGCTGGAGCCGATGGCGGTGGCGGTGAGGATTTCCGCGCCGACGGTGCGGGCGTTGTCATCACTTCCGAAATCGCCCGTAACCAGGCCGGCCACCACGTTGAGGGTGCCGAGCGAACCGCCGGTGCCCCAGATGGTGAACCGGATGGGGACGCACCCGGCGGGGAGGCAGAACATCTCCAGCTTGTCGGACGCGGCGGTGAATGTCTCGGTGAAGGCGAAACGTGCCCTCTGGACCATGACAAGTCCCGACGCATACGACGTCAGGACGGGGGCGGTGCCTTTGGCGATCGTGGTGCGCTTCAGGGCCATGCTTGTGTCTCCTTGGGTTCGGGCGGTGCTGGCCCTGTCGTTGTCAGGAAGGGCGCCCCGAAGGGCGCCCCGATCTCGTCAGCCCAGACGCGGGTTCTTGGCGTAGGTGTCGATGGCGATGACGCCGAAGTCCTTGCCGTTGAAGCGGGTCTTCTTGAAGCCCCAGATGGCGCCACCGGCGATCGTCGGCTCGTTGCCGAAGTCCTCCAGTTCTTCCTGCCACATGTAGCGCATCCCCTTCGGCGTGCCGTAGGCGATGACGCCAGCCTGGCGCCCCATGAAGAGGGCGCGGGAGGCGGGAAGGTTGACACCGACGCCATAGTCCGAGAACCGGATCACGTTGCCATGGCTGTGCAGGACCGTGTTGTCGATCATGCCCAGGCCGCCCTTGAAGATCGGCGAGTTGCGGCCCTCGGCGCCGGCAGCGGCTTTGGCGATGTCTGCCCAGCCGACGACCCCGGTTTCCTGCCGCAGGTCATAAGCCTGGAACTCGGACATGACGATGACGAAGTGCGCGCCGCCGTCGATGTCCACCGGGGCCATTTCCTGCGCGTCGGGGTCGTATTCCCTGATCATTTTCGCGTGGGTGTTGGCGCGCTCGACCAGTTGCTTGGTCATCGTGTCGGCCGCGACGATCTCGCTTTTCTGCGTGGCGTCCCCGCCGAACAGGATATGCGCGGCATCGGGCGCTTGCAGCGGGTTGCCCGCGCGTCCGGTCCAGGCGGTCGTGACGATGAATTCGGCATTCACGCCGCGGGCGCCGGAGAGGTAAGCGAACATCACCTCGTCCTCGAACGCGGCCCAATACTCCTGGAGCTTCGACTTGCCGATCTTGCGCATGTCGTGGACGGTGCGCTTGCGGCTCATCCGGCCGCCTGCCGAAACCGAATGGCGGGACTGGTCGATGATGACCTCATCGTAATAGAACCGCAGTTGCTCCTCCTTGCCCTTGAGGCGGGCATCGCCTTCGGTCGGTTCCTGCCTGATCTTGACCGACAGGTCGAACGACACGCGGTCGCCCGCGTCCTCCTTGATCTCGGTCTTTTCCTCGATGATGTTGTTCTCGCCCTTGCCCATGAAGCGGCGCTTGAAATAGCCGCGACGGCGAATGTCGTTGGAGAGAACTGCGGACCACTTCTTCTGCGCAGAAGGGTGTCCCCAGGGGATCAGAGTGCCGGCCATGCGTGCCTCCAGTTGAGAGAGGGCGCGTCCTGCACCAGACAGATTGGGGTAGTCTTAGCACATCTTGTGGTGCCTGAAAACAGAATCCGCAAGATGTGTCCTTTATGCGTCATCTCGTCGTGTCGCCGGTGTCGCGAGCGTGGCCTTTTCCGCAGCAGATCGGATTCGGACGGCGGCGGGCGCATCGAATTTCAGATGCACCCGGCCACCGCCCGCGCGGATCACGGACATCAGCACGTCGTCACCGATCTGTATGGTTTCGCCGTCCTTGATGACCTTGAAGAACACGAGGCGACTCCTGTCAGATGTCGAGCGAGGCGAACTCTTCCTGCTGATCGGGGGTGAGCTTCGCGAGAGCCGCTTCCAGCGCCTCGGGATCGTCCCCCTCTGCCAGAAGGGCGAGTTGCCCGTAGCGTCCATCCACGACAAGGCTGTCCTCGGCGGCCGGGATACGCGCGATGGTGGTCGGCGGCGGCGGCCGTGGAGTCGTCGCCTTCTTCGGCATGGCGTCAGCGGCGGGCTTTGCCGCTTCAGGCTTCGGCTGTTCGGCCTTCACCGGGGCCGACGGCTTTGGCGCGACGGGCTTGGCGCCCGCCTTCGGAACGGGGGTCAGCCCCGCGACGGCGGCGGCGCCGATATAGAGGTCGTGCGCCTTCTCCAGAACCTGCCGATAGCTGAGCTTGTCGCTCGCCTCGTCGTTGCCGACGCGCTTCACCGCTTCGCTGAACGTGTAGGCGTGGCCTTCTTCCGCCAGCCCCTTGTTCTCGGCGATATAGGTCCACACCTCGCGGTCCCATTTCGCCTGATCGTCCACGGCATCCAGCGCGGCCTGGAAATCCTCGGAGGTCGTCTGCCCTTCCTCGAACGCCTCGATGGCCGCCTTCTTGGCGGCGCTGGCACGCTGGGCGACCGCTTTCTCGATACGATCCTGCGTGGCGAGCCGTTCGGCCTCGGCGGCGGCTTCGGCGGCGGCGATGGCTTCATCATCCGGTTCGGGATCGACCTCAAGCGCGGGATCTGTATCGGCTTTCACCTCGGGGGAGTCGGCGGGAGTCTTCTCCGGCTCGGGCGCCTCATCGGCGTCCTCTTCGTCGGCTTCATCGCCTCTGGCTTTCGCCGCGGCGCGTTCTGCCTCTTCCTTCGCGAGAATTTCGGCCTCTGCGGCATCCTCCTTGTCGAGGTCGCGCTCCGGTTCTTCCTCTGCCGCGACGAGATTGCCGTCGGCATCGAGATTGTCGCCGAGTTGCAGGGCTTCGAGTTCCTGCGGGGTGAGGAAATCATCGTCCTCAAGTGGGGTGCTTTTAGGATCGGCCATGGTGGGTCTCCTTTCAGGCGGGGATCATGTCCGGCGTGGGCGCCGGTTGGGGTTGCTGCTGCTGCGGCATCGCTGGCGCTGCGGCGGCCAGGTCGGGCGGCGGTTGCGGCATATCGCCTCCGCCCGACACGGCGTTGGCATAGAGGCGGTCAGCCACATCGACGGATGCGACCTGACCCAGCATGGCGATAGCAAGTTCGAGCGCGTTGCGCTGCTGTTCGATCGTGGTGCCAGCCATGGAGTGCAGCACCTTCGCTGCATCGGCCTTGGCCTTCGCAGCCTGTGCCTGCTTCTGCGCTGCCTCACCCTCCAGCTTTGCCAGACTGGCCATGGCGCCGCGCATCTGCATCTCCTGTTGCGCGCTCTGCGCCGCCTTGCGGGCATCGCGATCCGGGTCCGGCTGATCCGGATCCGCGTCCGGGTCTTCCATGCCCGTCACCTGACGGATGCGGTTGACGATCTCGTCTCGGGCCGGAATGTCCATCGTCTCGACCAGCAGATCCAGCATGACCATGACGATCTGCGGCGCCGTCGGGGCGAGTTGCGACATCAGCGCCATGAGTTCGGCAACCTGACTTTCGCGGATCGTCGCGTTGAAGTCGGATTCCGAGATGATGTAGCTGGCCTTGGTGCGCGTGATGTCGTTTTCCGGTGCACCGTCATTGATGGTCACATAGTCGGGCGACCCGCGCTTGTTGGTGATGCGGAACTGCTTGCCCTCATCCATGTATTGCTCCACCAGGCTCAGCATCTTCTCGCCATGCACCTGGCGCGCATAGCGCAGGTTGTCGAAAATCGTGGCGGTGGTCAGTGCGCCCTGCTCTTGTCGGCGCTGGATGGCGATGCCGGACTTGGCGTTGGTCGATCGGCCCATGTTCTCGTCGGTGACGCCGCTCAGCGACTGGATCATCCGCATCGACATTTCCATCAGCGCCAGATGCGAGGCCGCGAGGTCGCGGTCGGCGTTGATCGTCAAATTTGTGCCGGGATTCTTGACAATGATCGAGTTCGGCCGCGCGATCTCCTCCTCGAAATCGTCAAGGTCATCGACGGCACCCTTGTCCATGATGACCTTGTTCGAGGACAGGATGGCCGTCGCTTTGGAATGCCGTTTGTTGATGTCGCGCTGGGCGTCGCGCATCCCGCGGATGATGCCGTAGAACGCGCCGTCGCGGCTGCGGCGGTAGCAGACGACGGGAGTGAACGGGAATCGGTTGTGCCGATAGGGCGATTCCTCCAGCGTCAGGAGCCCGGCGGTGGTCATGACCGCGACATAGACACGATGGGTCAGGCTCTTGCGGACACGGGCGCGACCGGCGCTGACCTCGCCGATATGCCCGTCCGACCAAGGGTCGAACAGTTCGCCATGGAAATCGCCGCCAACCAGGCGCTCTGCCTGGACCGGGATGCGGAACCACGCCTCGATGATCCGCAGGCGCTGACGGTTGCCGTCGCCATAGTCTTCGTCTCGCATGGATCCGCCGAGGATCAGATCGTCCTCGCCCGAATCCATCGCGTCATCGCCCATCGAGTCGATGCCGCCCACCATGTCAAGGCCGCGAACGGTGGCCGCCAGCACGGTGCCGGCGCGATCCGGAAACGTCGCCATCACAGTGTCGAGGTCGGCCCATTTGTGGCGAAAGATGTAGCGGGCATCCCCGAGATCCTTCTCGCGCGCCTTGCTGTCGTAGATGACGTTGCGCCACGACTCGTAGCGGTCATAGATCGGTTCGTCGCCGTCATCGCCCACGACGCCGCTTTCCAGCCACGACAGGCCGGCCCTGACCGTCTCGGTGAAGGCGTCACTGATCGAGAACTCGGTTCGGTTCACGTCTCCGAGGTATTTGAGGAGCTGCGATTTCTTTTCGGCGCCCTGCGTGCCTTCCTTGCGTCGCGCCAGCACCTTGAAATCCGTGCGGCTCCGCTTCTCGGTGCCGATGATCCAGTTGCAGGAGGTCGAGATGACATCGAACACCAGTGGATCCTGCCCGCGCTCGGCCAGGACCTGCTTTTCCTCTTCGGTCCATTGCTCGTGGTCGCCGAAATCTTCGTCGGTCGCCATCTGAGCCCGGTTCGCGGCCTGGATGTCCAGTTCCCGCAGATAGTGCCCCATGATCCTGTTGAAGATCTTCCGGGCATGGGCGCCGTCGAGACGGGTGCGGCCTGACCCGGCGGCCTTTGCGACGCGATCGACGGTCCATGAGTCGAGGATCGAGGTCGTTTCATCGAATGCGGGGCGGTGCGCTTCGGCACCATAGGTCTGGTTGGCAAACTGCTCGTCGTCGTCACGCATAGTCCGAAACCTCCCTGTGCGTGACCGTCTCGGTCTCGTTGTTTGTGATCAGCATTTCGGCGGCCTTGCTGCGGTCCTCCGCCGGTATCGGCGGGCACATCACCAGATCCTCCAGATGACCGCGGATGGTGCTGAGGACGCCATAGACGTGGCGCGGCGAATTCGGGTTCAGCCCGAGGTTGGAGACGAAGATCGGGGCGACAGTGGCACAGTGTCTCGCATCGCCCACCTCTTCGGTCCACATCCACGAGGTCGAGAGCGGGACGACGCAAGGAATGACGCGCTCGTGCCCCGGACGATCCGTGTTCGGCGTCAGGACCATCACCGGCTCACCCGTGGCGCGGTCCCATGTGATCCAGACCACGATCGCGGAATGATCGTAGCGGCGGTGGTAGATGTTCAGATCGAACGCCGGCCGGAAGTTCACGCTGTCCGGCAGAATCAAGTCGCTCATACCACCATTCCTCCAAGGGCGCGGCGGCTGCGGCGCGCGGTTGCGGCCGTGCGGCCGACAAGTTCAGGCCGGAATCCCTGCGCGTGCTGGCGCAGACTGTCGGCGGCTTCGCGGTGCGGGCTGTCCGGCGGCGGTGTGTCCTTCCAGACCCCTAACTGGCTATTCCATGCCTTGCGATACTCGGCGAGGTGGATCAGCCCCTCCTTGCATCCCTCGGCGTCGAAGAGATAGGTCGGGAACGTCTGCCGCAGCATGGTCATCCCGGCCTCGAAGGTCTGGACCCGTGGCACGACGTAGAAATTCCAGGATGGCGCCAAGGTTCGCAGCATCGACAGCGGCGACGCGGTTCCATTCACGCCCTGGCGCTCGTGAATGACATCGTGAGGCATGAAATGGGTGCCCCAGACATAGCCGGTGGCATTCAGGACGCTTACATACTCGTCGTAGCCCGAGTCCCAGCCCTCGATGTAGCGCAGGAAGCGGTTCTCGGCCGCGACGTGCTGGTGCAGCCAGATTCCGGTGCCGTCCGATGCGCCGATGTCCCAGAAGGTGTTGACGGGGACGCCAGGAAGATGCGGAACCCGGCCGATCCGGCCCTCGACGCGGGCGCGGGCGAGCTGCGGCGCAAGGAACGCGCCCTCGGTGGATCGCTGCCAGCACTCCGCCGAGGTGGAAGGATACTCTGTCCACATCTTCTCGGCATCGCCGCCGAATGTCTGCTCGCGCTGAAGGATATACCAAGCGCGCTTGCGGGGGCTGAGCGGCCGCCCGATCTTGCTCTCGACATCGGCGAAATAGGCATGGTCGGCGGGACTGATCTCGACGCCTTCGGGGTCGGCCTCGTATTCGTCCGAGAACCACCAGGCGTAGAAGTGGAAGGCGTATTCGGCGGCTGCGAGAGGAAGGCCGCGCTGCGCCAGCGCCTCGGCCCGGCTCGCCATGGTGTAGAACTCCCCGCTCTGGCCTTCCGCAGTCGATTCCACGATGGCGATGCCGGATGACGGGACGGTCGGGATCGAGCCTGCGACCACTTCGCGGGCCTTGGCCGGGCTGGTGGCGGCGATCTTGCCCATTTCCGAGACGTGCAGGCGATGGAATGTGCCCGACCGGAACGAGGTGCCGACGGCGATGCTGGAGCCGTTGTGGCCGAAAGTGATCTCTTCCTCGTTGGTCGGCGGGATCGTCGGCATCCGGGCGCGCAAGCCCTCGGGGAGGTGATCGTAGGCGAATTTCACCTTGTCGCGCAGGATCGCTGATGCCAGAGGCAGGGTCTGGGCGATGATGCCGCACCGCTGGTTGGCATTGAAAAGCGCGTGGTCGAGCCAGAGGATCGCGACCAGAGTGGTGCAGCCGAGCTGCCGGGCCTTCAGGACCACGTTGCGGTGGTGCAACTTCATCAGAAGGTCGCGCTGCATCGCGTTCGGGATGAATGCCTTCACGACGCCCGGATCGTCGGGATCGTCGTCGTCCTTGACGATGATCTTGTATATCTGGCCCGAGAATATCCGCCACTCCCAGGACGCCAGGCAGGCCACCAGCTCTTCCGGCGTGGTCGGAACCATCTCGGGGAGGGTGGCGGTGGCGGTGGTCACTGAGAGACCTCCGCAGGTCCAGTGACATCGCCCCGCTGGGTGGCGGTGAAGTGATCGCGCATCTCGCGCGCCATCCAATCGACGGCCAAGTTGATTATCCCCGACGCATCCCGCTGCGTTGCGGACTCTCCGAAGAGGTGCTTCCGCACCACGCTGCCGTTCTGCTGCCACTCGAACGGCACAGTGAAGGCGATGCCGTTCGGCGAGCGAGAAGACCGGCGGTTCGGCGCGATCTGGAGATCATCGGCGCAGACGCATTTGGCGGCAAACGCCCGCCACTCGGCGGCTGTTTCTGGCGGCTTCACTTCTTCCCCCTGTGCTTGGCGATCGGCGCACTGGATCCGCGTCTGTTGATCTCGGCCAGCGCCTCGGCCATGGCGTCGATCGCCTTGCTCTCTTCCGGCTTCCAGAGCCCGAGATGTTCGCCCAGCTTCGACAGGGCGGCCAATTTGTTAGACATCTTGACCTTGTTGGTCACGATGGTCTTCGATCTCCCGCCTTCCTTGCCCCTGATCGTCTCCTTGTCCGATGTCGCTTCGGTCAGGGCGGTCAGTTGATCCGGGGTGGCATTGGCGAGACTGACCTCGAATGAACCATCCTTGCTGATGTTCAGGAAGTCGCCCAGCGAGGCGAAGGCGGTGCGGGCGACTTCCTGGAGAACGCGATCGGCACTGATGTCGAGACGGTCGTTGCGGCGTTCGACCAGCTCGTCAATTCGGGCCTTGATCTTCGGATTCTTGAGGAGGTCGCAGGCGATCTGCCCTGCGGCCTTGGGAGAATACCCCGCCCTGATCGCGGCCTGAGTGCCATTGAAATCAATGACATACTGACGGGCGAAGTCGTCGTGCTTGAGGTTTTTCAGACGCGCCAATGGGGCCTCCTGCGGGCCGCGCCATTGTCGCGATGGATTATTCTCGCGTCAAGATGTGGTTTTTAAGGACAAAAATCCTTGCGTCAGATACCACATCTTGTGCGCGGATCAGTCGCGGCCCCGGATGCGGTCGATCAGGGACCAGAGGACGAGGACGAGGACGAGGGCGCCGCCGCCGATGACGAGGAAGGTGAGAAAACCGGGGTCGAGAAGGAAAAGGAAGGGGACATCGTTGGTGGCCATGTGGAAACTCCCGCCGCGGAGCGCGACGGGAGTGATGTTGGCTTTTGTTTGCGTAAGGTCAAGAGCGGGGGTCGTCGGCCGGAATGTCGCGCGCTCGCGTCACTCCAGTGCTTCGGCGACCAGGGCGCGCCAGATCGGCCAGTCCAGCGCCGTCTTGTTGCGAGTCAGCAGGGCGCGACCGCGCTCCGGATTGATGCCGATGCGGCGCCAGCAGTCGGCGCGGGTGGTCAGCCCATGACGGAATCCGATCACATCGAGCAGCAGTGACACATCGTCGGGATCGGCCGGCATGTCGGCGATGGATACCGCCATGAGCCGACGCGCCTCTGCGGCGCCTCTTTCGCTCGGCGGAACGGCGGTGGCGGCGCGCTGGATGTCAGCCCGCGCCCTCACGCCAGCAGCCCCGCCCGGACGAGAGCCGCGCCACGTTCGGAACACGATCGCGGCGTCAACTGCCTGGGCGGGGGTGAGGGTCATCTTCGCATCCTTCTCTGGTGTTAGGATATTCCGCCTTGTGCCATGTCGGCGATGGTCAGTCCAGCGCAGGGCCTTTCGACAAGGCGGGCTTGGTCGCGGCAATGTTGCGCGAGATGATCTTGGTGGGCGCGTCGCAATCGTCGCAGAAACCCTCATCGAATGCGACTCCGAGTGACCAGTCCTGCTCCACGGTGTCCCATTTTGCCCAAGCGTCGGCAGCGACGTTTTCGCTGCCGCAGTCACGGCAGACCATGGCTACGCGATGCGGCATGTCTCAGGCCTCCGACCGGGCAAGCGCCGAGATCAGCGCGCGGGTTTCGTAGACACCGCCGCAGATCAGGAACGGATGCGGTTCGATCAGCGCGGCCTCGTAGAACTCGACCTCCAGCGCGTCGGGGTGGTCTATGTCCATCCAGTCGGCGGCGCTGACGACACCCTGCACCCGGTTCGGGCAGGCGGTCGGGCGGCCGTCGATGACCGCGATGGTGGTGATGTTGTGAGGGGTGCAGACCCGAGCGGGTTTGTTCATGTCAGTCTCCTGTGACTTTCGGCCTGCGCTGCTGCGCCGCCTACCGCCCTTATGGTGAAATATTGTATCAGTGTCAACTTCATTTGCCTCCGTCTTCCCTCGCATTTTTTGGCAGAGGCGCCGCGATTCCGGCCGCGATAAGGATGCGCCGCGCGCCGGCAACCCGGCTCGCCGTGTTGCAGCCCCCCATCGGGGTCGATGCGATCATCAGCCATGCGACGGTTCCGAGTTGGTCCTCGACCCTCAAGTGCGGATGCCCCTTGGCGTTGCGCTTGACGACCCGCCATTCAAGGCCGGCATCATCGAGATAGCGCGTGACCGCCTGGAAGTCCGCGTTCTTGCGGAGGCGGCTCTCCAGGCGATACCGGCTCATTCGTCGCCCCCATTCCGTCGATGATGGCGCCTTGAGCGGAGATGCTTGCCGCATCTCGTGTTGCCAGTCCCGACTGACGTGCCGCAGACATCGCATATCCAGCGGCGGCGGTGGACGACCTCCTCCGGAGGCAGCCATGGCTCGCACGCCAGTGAAACGTAGACAGTCCGACCGCTGTCGTTCGGGGTGCTTCTGTCTGTAGCGTCGTAGATGCGTCGCGGGATCATGCCGTCGCTCCCTCTGTCTCGAATTTCCCGGTTTCGTTGCCGAATGAGTCCCATCCCGGCCTGCCCTGGCGGCTGAACATGTCCAGCATCCACGATCCTTCCGGAGCGAGGCGCTCGGCGTTTGAATAGGCCTCCTCCGGCTTGCGAGAGTGTTCGCGCCGCGGAGCCATGATGACGCTCGGGATGCCCTTGTCCTCGACCTTCGGGCTGCCGATGCGCCCGATCAGATAGGGTTCTCCGCAGTCCCGCAGGACGTGCCCGAGGCCCATGCGCGGCCGCGCCGGATTTGCCTTCTGCGTCTTGGTCCAGTGCCCGGAGGTGACGTAGGTAAACCCCCAGGCGTCGAGGACGCCAAGCGCCAGCCGCAGGTTTGCCCCCGTCGCCCAGAGCCACAGCCAGGCATCCGGCGCCGCGATCCGCTCGACTGGCAGCGCGCGGATGTCCTCCAGGCTCATCGTGCCGTAATGCGTTTCAGCAGCGCGAGCGGAAGGATCACCCCAATTCTGGAACGACCATGGCGGATCCGCCATGATGAGCCCGAAGCGGTAAAGAGGAATGTCCTCGAAGCGGTTGTAGGCGGTCATGTGGTCCACCCCCAATCGAACAGGTTGCCAAGGTCACGGTTCATCAGTGGCCTCGGCGGTTGCCAAATCAACGCGCCCGAGGCCGTGGGCAGTTGCGAGAGTGCGCCACGCATATCCCGCTGCCAGCGGGTGAACGCCGTTTCCGAGCAGGCGCAGAGTTCGTGGCCGGGCGGCCATGCCATCAGCCATGAGACGAAGGCGGGATTGAGCCTCCGGTTCCGCCAGGCGCCCCTGCGCAACCAGCGCCGCAAAATGATCTGCGGCAGTCTTGATGCCGCCGAACGAAACAGCCGGCGCGAGATCGGGCGCGTGGTCGATGACGGCAGCCCATGCGTCCGTGTCACCTGGTCCGGGTGGTGCCAGGCATGGGCGACTGCGTTCGGCAGTTGGTCCAGATGCAGCCGCCCGGTCCCGTTCAGAAGATGCGCATGGCTGTTCTCGCCCTTGTGGTCGCGCGCCGCTGGCGTCGGCCACTGCGCCGCCTGTGCTGGAAGCGGCGTCCCGCCCGCCCCGAATGCCTGGTTCGGTCCGCCCTTCTCCGCGTCCGAGGCTCTCGGTGTGCCCCATGCCTTCGCTGCCGTCGACAGACCGTCGCCGCTGGTCGCGCTCGCGCCTTTGCGGTTGTGGAGACCGGCTTCCGTCGTCGCGGTAGGCCACGCAGAACCAGCGGAGCCTTTCATGCGTTGCGCCAGTTTCTTGCGCCGAGAATAGGCCAGCCGCAGGCGTCCAGCCCATTTGCCATAGGTCTCGCAGCACGGCTTCTGCGCCGAGGCTGACGTGTCCCGCGACGTTTTCGAGGAACACCCAGCGGGGCTGCACTTCGCGGATGATCCGGGCGACGTGCGGCCAAAGGTGGCGGGGATCGTCGGCCCCTTTGCGCTGTCCCGCTTGGGAAAACGGCTGGCATGGGTATCCGGCGAGGATCGTGTCGGCGATACCGCGCCACGCGGTGCCGCTGAACAGCTTGAGGTCGTCCCAGATCGGGGCGGCGTGGAGATACCCGGCGCGCTGCCCTGCGATGAGGGTTCGGCGGGGATAGGGTTCAATCTCGACGTAGCAGGCGGTGGCAAAGCCCGGCTCGGCAAGGCCAAGACCCACGTCAAGTCCGCCGCCGCCTGCACAGAGGCTGAGGCCGATTTTGGGAGGTAGCACCACATCACACACCTTTCGATCTTGAGCCTGGGTTTATCGTCATCCCTGCTCTTGCCATCGCCTTCTCGATCGCCTCGACGGTCGGACGGTAGAACCCGGCATAGGCGCCATCCTTGCGGTCTCGCAGGCGTCGATAGAGCGACAGGCGACCCGGAAGCTCATCAACGCCGATGGTTTCGCGCCAAAGCGTTCCGGCAATCGTGGCGCGAGTCCGATCTGCGGAGAGAACACAGCGCGCCGTCATCGCGGCGCTCCCGGCCCGAGTCCGACCAAGCGACCGTCGTCGGTGATCGACAACCCTGCCCTTTCCATGATCGCGCGGGCCTGTTCGGCGGTGACGGGCTTCGGCTCCGGCGGTGCTGAGGGTTTCGGGCGCTCCCTCACGGCGTCACGCCGGATTGCCATGATTCCGGCCAGAATATGCCCCTCGTTCGGCATCCGGTTCGGGTTGTCCCGGATCGCCGCGGCGCAGGCCGCCCGAACCTCGTGCAGCGGGAAATCCTGCAAGGCGTCCATCCAGTCGGTGACGATCCGATCATGCGAGGCGGTTCCACGGTCCCTCTCCCAACCCCATCGGTCGAGTTTCTTTGCCAGAACCTCAAGTTCAATCGCCAGAAGGGCGCGGTGGCGGTCTAAGGACCGCGAGTCTAGCGATCTGCTCAAGGGCAGGGTCAGGCCGGTGTTTCGATCCTTGGGCAGACCTTGCTGGACTGCCGGAATATCGGTCATGGAATCCTCCATCGTCGGGTGGTGTCGGGGTCAATGGCAAAGCGGCGCGGCGGCCCGCGTCCTCGGCCATGGCTTTGGTGAAATACCTGAAACTGCCTGGGCGACGGTCGCCCATCTTGGCGACGACATCCCGGATGATCTCGATTTGGTCGGCATGGGACAGCCCGAGGTCGTTGCGCCATCGGTCGCGCTCGGACATATCGGCCCGGTTTCCCATCAGGCGGCCAGAAGCCGTCACTCCACTGGGGTCGAATCCCATGGCGACGAGCAGTTCTTCACGCTCGTTCTGTGGGGTGAGGATTTCCGCGCGCGCGTCCTCTTCTTCAGCATCAGATCTATATGGTTCTGGTTCTGACTCTGACTCTGATTGGTTAAGCCATGGCTTTTGCAAGTTATTGTTTTTATTGGGTCGGGATGCATTTGTGCTCTGTTTATGTTGAAATTTGGCGAGAGTTTCGAGCTCGTTTCGCGCTCTTTTATTCGAGATTATCCCGTCGAAAACCTCAACCTTGCCTCTTGCGATGAGGTCGGATCTTATCCCGTGCCATCTCCGGACCGAACATCCCAGAAGCCCCGCAATGTATCGGGCATCGTCCGGCAGGTCGCCGCCCTGCATGTAGATCAAGTCCAGAATGAGCCGGTATGCGCCCTTGAGTTCCAGCGGCATCCCGATCGTGCCCTCCAGAAAATCACGAGGAAAGGCCCGATAGTAAGGGAGCCCGTTCTTCATTACCGATGCCCGCCGTAACCCGCAGGCGGGACGGTCGGAACCGGGTGGGTCGCCCTACTCCCCGCGCTGGTCATCATGCGCCGTCCGCGAAACCGACTGTTTCCCTTGCGGCACTTTTTCTTGCGAGAGATCGACTTTACGTCGGGCTGCGCGGCGCCTCTCAGCCATGTAGGCCCTTATTTTTCTGGCCTTGGCGTCGTTCTTTTCTCCGGCCCGGATCAGTCTGACCAGGCCGTAAGTGTCATCAAGGGCCGCGTTGGCGACCGTCGCCGGGATGATGCCGAACTCTTCGCAGAAGGCATTGACGTCCCGGATCAGTTTGGGAATGTTCAGCATGATTGCGACGAGTAGGATTTTTCTCCAGAACGGTCAAGAGAGTTTTATCCCGACCGGTTTTTCGCAGGGGATATCGCCATGCGAGGATAGTCCGGCTACAAGTTTCCTCATGGACAAGTTACGTTTCCGCGAAGCGTTCATCGCGCATCTCGACGCTGCCGGCTTCAACACACGCCAGGTGGCGGATGCGACCGGCGTGTCTCGCGACCAGATGGAGAAGCTGCGTCAGCGCAAGGTCGCCAGCACGAATGTCCATGACGCTCTGCGGATCGCCCGGTTTTTCGGGAAGACCGTCGAGGAGTTCATCGGCGACATTCCAGAGGTCGAGAACAGCGACATTCTGACGCTCATCGCCCGGCTGACCCCGACGGAGCAAGAGATCGTTCGAGCGCAACTAGAAGGGCTGCTCTCTCATCGCCGGAAAACCTGAGGGCCAGAGTCAGGACCGCCCTTAGCGACGCCCGCTCCGATTCGTCCAGTTGCCCGACAAGATCGGAAATCGCCGGTTTGTCCGTTGCGCTCGCCTTCACCGCGACCTCCCTTTCTGGATTATCCCGTCCTAGTGGTAACGACTTGCTGCCCGATTGCCATGAGCCGCACGAGAATACTCCGTTTCCAGTTTCGCCCTTGCCAAGGGTTTGTGGAGAATACTCTTGACTAGGGAGAAAAGTCCATTTACCGGAGGGTAGGGCGCGCTTGAACGCTTTGCCATCTTCGGGAGACTGCCGGTGACTGTCAGGATGACGCTCAGGATCGGACGGAACGTCCGATGATACGGCAACCCACCTCCATCGAAACGCAACTTGCGTGGCACCGAGCCACCATCGCGGGCCTGCGCCCGCCAAGGTTCGAGGATGAGCCAGAGGTAGGCTGGTATCGGCGGCGGTTCGTCAAGGATGGCCCGTTCGTCCCGGTCCGCATCTGGCTTGACCAGGACATCGACCCGATGACTGGAGAACTGGTTGCGCCGGAAGAGGTCCGGGCTGACTGGCTCGGGAACGCCGTCGATCCTGTCTGGGTCTGGCCCTACTGCACCGCGATAAGTCGGGATGCCTATATCGCGCTGGTCGATCTGCATGGCAGCGCCGCAGCGATGGCCGCCACTCACGCCCAGATCGACCTGACCAGAACCATCGTGCAGCCAAGGAGGTCGGCATGGGCCTGACCATTCAGCAGGTGCGTGGCCGCTTCGACGTGACCGCGAGGGCTCTGCGCTTCTACGAGGATCAGGGGCTTCTTGCGCCGGAGCGGCGCGGCACGTCCCGGATTTACAACGAGGAACAGGTCGAGCGGATCACCTTCATCCTTCGGATGCGGGACTGCGGCTTTCCGATCAGCGAGATCCGCGATCTGATCGGCCGGCGGCATAGCCGCGCGACAATCCTGCGCGCCCTGCGGGGCCGTGTTCCGGTCGAACTCGATGCGGCCGAAAGCCTGGAGAACAGGTTGTCGCTGCTGACGCTCGAAATCGCGCTCCTCGAACAGAAAACCAGCAGGAAGGACGCCTGACCATGAATGAACTCACGCCCGGCATCGGGCACAACATGCCCCCGGTAACGACGCCGCCCGCGGAAATCGCCCGGAAGGTCTACGACTATGCCGACAAGGGCGCGGCGTGGATCGAGGTCGCCTCGATCGAGGATGCGGAACAGGCATCCCTGCTTGCGGATTTCCTGAGTGGCGCCAAGGCGCTGAAAAAGGAGGTCGATGCCGCCCGCGTCGCCGCGAAGAAACCTTTCGATGAGGCGGCGAAGGCGGTGCAGGAGAGTTTCGCCCGCCTGATCGCGCCGCTCGATCTGCTGGTGTCGAAGACCAGCCCGAAACTGGCGGACTTCGCGACGCGGGAGCGGCGCGCGGCGGAAGAAAGGCGGATGGCCGAACAGAGAGCCGCCGCTGAAGCCGCCGCAGAGGCCGCACGCCTTGCGAGCGAGGCACAGGCCCGAAACGATGTCGTCGGACAGGCCGAGGCTGAAGCGGCCGCGAAGGAGGCCGAGAAGGCCGCCAAGGCGGCCGCCCGCCCGGTGAAGACCAACGTGCAATCCGCGACCGGCGGCGGCCGGACCATGGCCTTGCGCACGATGCGCTTCGCCGTGATCGACAACGCCAGCCTCGCCTTCATGCAGTTCCGCGACCATCCGGAAGTGGTTGCGGTTCTGGAGCGCCTGGCCACCGCCGAAATCCGCTCGAAGGAGGGACGCAAGCAGATCCCCGGCTTCATCGTCAAGGAAAAGGAGTCCATCGCGTGAGCGATCTTTCCACGGTCGAGGCGCTGCCTCTGCGCCAGGTTCAGAATGTCCGGCAACTGCTGGTCAACAAGGAGGCCGAGACGCGCCTTGCCTCCATCGCCACCAAGCAGCTTGGTGCCGACAAGCTGGTCAAGCTGACCATCGAAGCCCTGCGCCGCACCCCGAAGATCGGGGATTGCGACCCGATGAGCGTGTTCAACGCCATGATCCAGTGCGCGACTCTGGGTCTGGAGCCGAACACGGTCCAGCAGCACGCCTTCCTTATCCCCTACGGCAAGGAATGCACCTTCGTCATCGGCTACAAGGGCATGGCCGATCTGGCACGGCGCCACCCCTCGGTGGTGTCGATCCATTCCGATGTCGTCTACAGCGATGATGACCTCTGGACCTACGAATATGGCTCGGGCGTTCACCTTCGGCACAAGCCCGGCCCGCGGCTGGGAAAGCCGACGCACGCCTATTGCTACGTGAAGCTGCGTGATGGCGAAGCCTTCACGGTCCTGCCATGGGCGCAGGTTCTGAAAACCCGCGATCAGTCGCAGGGCTGGCAGTCGGCGGTCAAATACGGGAAGACCGCCAAGAGTCCTTGGCACACCCATACCGACAGGATGGCGGCAAAGACCGCGCTGCGGGCGCTGGCGAATGCCGGCGAAATGCCGATGGCGAACGAGTTCCTGGCCGCGATCCGGGCCGACGAGCGCGCCGGGGCGAACACTCTGCCGGAGCCCGGCTATAACCCGCTCGATGACATGACGATCGAGGGTGACTTTGATGAGGTGACGGGTGAGGTCCAGCCCGACCCGGAACCGGAGCGAAAGGTTGCGCCGCCGGCCGAGCGGAAGACTGCGGCAAAGCCGAAACCGGAAGAAAAGACGCAAGCCGGACAGAAGCCCAACACGAAGGCCGATGCCGAGGACTGGACCGCCTTCTATGAGATGCTTGTCGCAGGATGGATGGATGGCGCCGATCCGGCCGTGGATCTGGAAGACAGGTCCGAAACCCTGGATCGGATGAAGGCCGCCGATCCGGCGCTTCACGGTCGTCTGATGGAGGAGGCCGATGCTTTTCTCCTGAACGGAGAAGACACCGGCGGTAGCGAAGAGGAACAGGGGTCGCTCGGTGTCTGACCGTCGCCGCCTCACGAAGAAGCAACGCCTCGCCGTGCATCACGCGCACGGCGGGGAGTGCCACATCTGCGGCAGTCGGATCAATCTCGCCCGCGAAGATTTCGAGGTCGAGCATGTCGTTCCGCTCGCGCTTGGTGGCGCCGACACGTTCGACAACTGGCGCCCTGCGCATGTCGGATGTCACGCCGGAAAAACTGCGAAGGACATCCGGAAGATCGCCAAGGCGAAGCGCGTGAAGGCGAAGCACGACGGCACCTACCGGGCGCCGCGGCATATCGTGGCAGGGTCCGTAGCCTCGCCGTTCAAGAGGTGCATCAATGGCGCCGTGATCGAGCGCGCCACCGGCAGGATCATCAGGGAGGCTTGGAGGAAATGATGGCGACTATCGCTGTCTCCGCGGCTTTCGCGGGGCTGGCCGCGCTGGCGGCATCGCTGCACCATGCGCACCGCGCCGGCGCGATGCGCCCGGAAAGCCGGGGCGAGGCCATGGCTCGCGCACAGGCGCTGATCTGGGCGGCAACTGCGTTCCTGGCCGTGGGGATCGGCGGCGGGGCCACCAGTCTGCACCTTGCGGGGCTGCCGTGAGGACTCTGGACTGGTGGCGCTTTGCGGCGCTGCTGCGCCTGATGCGCGCCGGTCGCGGTGTCGGGCCGTCCTTTGCCGAAATCGCGGACGCATGGGGCGTCCGGTCGAAGAGCAGGGTTTCTCTGGGGCTCGACGTGCTGGAGTCGGAGGGGCTGATCGAGAGACTGCCCAGCCGCACCCGCGCAATCTCGGTGACGAAATACCTGGTGCCGGTCCGGGATGCGGGCGGCGACATGGTGGTGTCCGGCGTTCTGCCGGAGTGACGAAGGCTTCGAGAGGGAGAACAGAATGAATACCCCCAATATTCCCGACGCGACCTACAGCGTCACCGCTGACGAATTGCGTCAGTTCATCGAAAGATTCGAGGCGCTGGCCGCAGAAAAGACGGACATCGCCGACCAGCAGAAGGAAGTCATGGCCGAGGCCAAGGGGCGCGGCTACGACACCAAGGTCATGCGCAAGGTGATCGCGCTCCGGAAGCGCGACAAGGATGACATCGCCGAGGAAGAGGCGATCCTTGAGATGTATAAAGCCGCGCTGGGCATGTGATGGAAAACCCGGCCCCGTTCATTCCGAGATTTCTGACGGCTCTGCGTGCAGGGGTTCGATCCACCCCCGGCAAGACGCTGGATGTCGCGTTGCTGCCGCCGATCATGCAATCCCTGTTGCGACTGGAACTGGATGATTACAGCAACGCCCCCACCTACCACTTCGACATCCGGCTTGGAGCGACGAGGATTGTCAGGCGCGGTTCAGAGCCTCATCGTTACCGTGTCGAGGAGGCGCGCGATGAGGTGATCCGTTGGATCGCGCGGAAAGTGTTCGAGGATGTCTCCGAAGAGTTGGACGCGGCCCTTAAAGATCTTCGTGCCAACGAAGGGGTGAGCCGGCTTGAAGCGATCATTGCGGGATTGCGGGGGGTGCAATGACGCTCGCTGAAAGCATCGACCGTCTCCGCCTCGCGCACCGCCGCGCCGCCGCCCTGCTGCTTGAGCATGACGCGCTGGCGCCGATCTTCGAGCGTCTGGATGAAGAACTGGCCGCCGCCGAAAGCGCGCTGGTGAGCGATCCGGTTGCGGCGGCGCGGATGAAGGTCAGGGCCAAGAGGGCGGAGGGATGATTTTCACTCCGCCGCAGCGCATCCCCGGCATGACGGCTTGGGTTTGCGAATATGACGGTCCGGACGGGCGCTATAGCATCGTCCTGCATGGGTCGGACCCGCAACAGATACTGGACGATAACTGTGATCTTCTTCCGGGGCTGAAGGTGATGGGAGAGCATGGGGGGACCGTCCATCCCGGAGGTGACGATCATGCCGGATGAATCCCGAAGCGTGGCGTGGGCCACCCACCTTCTTACGCCCAGGTGGGTCGGGCAAGAGACCGTGGCAATGGACTTGTCTTCGCTGGAGTTCACAGCCTTCTCCGGAACTGGATTCGACCCGCTTAGAATGTGGCATCGTGGCATCGAAATCGGTCCCTGCGCCGCCGGTGGCGATGCGCTTCGATATGCAATCGCCATCCAGCAACTGCGCGACGCGTGGCTTTACGAGGATGCGTCAGCAGCCACAAATATCGTGAAGAGATTTGGCTACGATGTCGGGACGGCTCGTGACAGAACGGTCGTTTCCGGCAAGCGGAAGGGCGGGTTCTGATGCGCCTCTCAGAGCGCGATCCCCCGCAGGAGTTCGGCGGCATGGGCGAGATCGACCTCGCCGTATCGCTCCCGATTCAGGGCGTGGCCGAACAGTTCTCGTCTGATCCTGTCGTCAATCCCGGCCTTCATCATGCGGCTCTCGAAGCTGTGGCGCAGCGAGTAGAAGACGTGCTTCGGGGACTCCATCAGGCCGTTTTCGCGCAGGAACTTGTTGACCGTGGCCGAGAGGGTCGCGGAGTTGTCGGAGTAGCGGGGGAAGCCGTCGGGGTGCGCCTCGAAGGCCGCGAGGCTCACGCCGACCAGCGGGATGCGACGGCGGGAATTGCGGCTCTTCAACTGCCGCCCGTCCGGCTCGATCGAGATATGGGGAGTCTCGTCGTCCAGGTGGATATGGGCGCGGCGCAGCGCGGCGCCCTCGCTGGGCCGATAGCCGGTGTTGACCATGCCGAGAAGGATGCCTCGGGCGTCCGGGTTCAGCCCGTCCAGCGCGCCTGGAGCAAGCAGGCGGTCCCTGATCCAGTCGGCCGAGAACGGCGGGCGCCGCGCCGCCTCTCCCTCGCCAAACGAAATCCCGTCGAGCGGCAGGACCAGGCCGAGACGCTTGCGCATGTTCACCTTGCGCCATGTGCTGCCGAGATAGGCCAGATCCTTGTTGCCGCTGTTTCTGGTCAGCCCTTCGGCCTCGATCTTCTCGCCCCACCATGTCGTGAAGTCGATCATGTCGTCGGCGGTGATCTCATCCAGGGGCTTGTCCCCGATCACGTCGATGAAGTTCCTGAACGCCTTGATGCGCGGGTTGCGCCAGCGCCGGATCTGATCCGGGCTCTTCCCGGCGACCTCGGGAGCGGCCAGCTTCCAGTAGGTTTCCAGCGCGGCGCTGACGGTGATCTTCGGTCGCGCCGCCGCACCGAGGATCGCGCCGACATCGGCCTTCATCGGGCGGCCGCGGTGATCGTGAACCGCGTCGATCCGGTCGAGGACTTCGGGCAGCGGCAGCCTGGCAATCTCGGAGGGAGACAGGAATCGGTAGCCGCGGCGCTGGGCGAGGTTCCGGGCAGCCTCATAGGCGGCTTCGGCGCCTGTCGTATCTCCGGCGAGCCGCGCCTCCCATGCGGCGCACATCTCGCTCCAGACGACGGGGGCCTTCTGTCTGGCTATCTCGGGGCTGTCTGTCTTGAGGCTGATCCAGACATAGGCCCGGTCATCGACCGAGGCGAATCGCTTCGGCACCCGCTTGCGAAGGTGCAGCATCCCCCCGGCGCCTCGGGGCGTTATGGTCATGTCGGCCGGTTCGGTGGTCTGAGCATCCTGTTCCATCGCAAGTCCCTGTCGATTCCGCAAGCATTTGGGCGCTGCGTTTTGAGCAGCAAAATGAGCAGCAAAGTTGGAGAAATATCTACCATATCTAGCCCGTCTTGTGCTATAGCGTGGACGAAACCACAAGAAAACAAGGGCGATCAAGGCTGTGGGGTTCGGGATGATAGTCTTGAGGCTGGCGGACAGTGTGTCCGCCACACCGCTGATGAAATTATCCTAATAGATTGATCTCGCTTCCTGATATGAAGGACATGAGCGGCAAAATGAGCGGCAAAATGAGCGGCAAATCGACGGACACTGAACCCCCGCGAAGATCCTTCGAGGTTCGAGGGTGCCCCGGTTTCACCGTCACCGAGGACATGGATGAATACGGCCCGATCTGGGTCTTGTCGCATCCGGACCCGATGCCGGAGGGATGCGTCGGGATAATCGGCTGGGCCGCCGAGCGGGTCGGGAAGCCGCTTCGTGGCACCTACCGGAAGCGCAGCGAGGCCGTGGCGGTCGCACACAAGCTGGCGCGGCGGATCGAGGATCTGAAAACGGCCCGAAGCGACAGCCACTGAAACGTCTGCGGCGCGGTCACTGCTCTCGCGCCGCCAACTTGCCCCGCCGGTTAACGTTTCCCGCCGGCGGGGCCTTTTCAAGGAGGATCATCATGCTGCTGCTGCCGACCACCGCCGACCTCGACGCCATCGTTAAGCGGCTCTGGCCCGCGCTGCACCGCTGGCAGGACTTCTGCCGCTTCGCGCAGCACCACCACTACACCCCGAAACTCCCCGTCCCCGCGTCCGGCCCCGCCGACGCCCGCACCCTTGCCGATGCTTTCGACATGGCGATGCGGCAGGCAGGCAGCGATCTGCGCGCAATCAGGGAGGGGTTTTGAGATGAACCCTGACCTCTGGACTGCCCACAATCG